GTGCAGGGCAGTGCTGAATTGTCTGCCAAGTTCCGCAAGGTAGAAGCCTTGTATCTGGAGCTACACGGCAAACGTATGGGACGTGAAGCCTTCTATGACATGTGCCTCAAGTATGCCCGTGCTACAAAGGCAGATGTTGGTGGATACCTACAGTACATGGCACAGGACATTGCTGGCATCTTCCTCGACAAGATGCACAGAGAGATTGGTAAAGAGGTACGCCTCAATCGCCAGCGTAAAGAGCAACGTACCGATGGTATTGTAATCAGTCTAGGTACACACGACTTGAGTACTATGGACTTAGCTAGAGCCAAGACAGGCAGAAAGGTAGCGGCATAATGTATTGGGAAGTTGGTATTAAGATGGATGGGATTAGTGGTGTGTACGATGTACACCCACAGCCCTTGGAGCAACCTATCTGGAATCATGCTGTAGAACATGCACTTGACATGGCACAAGCACTGTATCCAGAGAAGCATATTGAACTAGAGTTCGTGAAGGAGTATGACAATGAGTAACATACACAATGACGCAATCATGGAACGTCTGTATGATGAGGCATATGAGGAGTTGTGGGGTTCTTACTTGATAAACAGCCAAGAACAACACCACTATGTTGCATTAGAATGGGCAAAGAAACGCTTTGAGGAAGACTATGACTGAGTGCGTGACAGCACTATGCGTATACAACCAGATGCCGTGGGACAGTGTATTTGTCGGCGGTTATCTGCTTGTATGTGTAGTCGCAATATGTTATATAATATATGAACTGTATAAGGATGGATGAGATGACAACCGAAAACCAAGCAGACAACTATTTTAATTGTGTTGACCTAATCAAAACGCTAAGTGCTAACAATGCACTAGGTTTGCAACGTGTCCATGATGGCACAGACAACGAGGATACTGTAGCAGATTTGTTGTATGACGTAATACACAATCTGTATATCAGGCGTGGCTTGGATAAGCCAGATTGGGAAGCATTACGTGAGGACTTGATATGACTGACCCCAACCAAATAATAGAAGTGCGTGAGATACACACAGGCAAACACTTCGACATGACTGTAACTGACCTACTTACAGAGATAAATCGTGACAGGTCAGACCAGTGGACACCATACAATCTTACTGACTGGGAAGAAGGCTGGTATGAATGGTGTGATGGTGACTATTATGAAATCGTTTGATACACCTAGACCACCAGAGAAAACATGGGCAGATGCCAAGCTGTATCGCTGTGACCTATACGACACACGCTATCCAGTATGCGGCACACGCCTTGTATGGGTCAACGTAGGCTGGAAGTGGGTGCGACTATGCACACCTATCCAGCACGACAAGTGGCGTATCAGACGTGCTGAGTGGGATAAGATACCACATGATTTATTTGTAAAAAAGGAGATTGATGATGCCTAGATATTTAGTAACGGTTAGCGCAGAGATTGAAGTAGAAGCAGGTGATGAAACAGAGGCAGAAATTACTGCCGCAGAATGCTTTGACTTTGGTAGTGTAGACTTTGATGTAGAGGAGATTGATGATGCCTAAGTACAGAGTAACTGCCACTATGGATGTGGGATACGAAGCTATTGTTGAAGCACCTGACGAGGATACTGCATGGAGTATAGCACCATCATGCACAGGATGGGTGCAAGTTGATGAGGGACATGACTGGACACTAGAAAGTATACAGGAGATTGATGATGATGATAACTAGAGAAGAATTTTGGGAATGGATGCATACGATGCCAAGCCTATTAATTTATGAAATACTACAAGATGAATGTGACATTGTTAGTATACGTTTTCATTTTAGTGAGGAGGATGCTGAAGAAGATGAGGACGATTGGGACGATGGAACTGAAACATATCATAGGCGGGTGAGTGATGGCTGCTAACCTCGTGAAACATATTTGCGTATACTGCAAAAGTGTACAGTACATACCAACACAACTGCGTAACCTGATAGACAAGATGTATTGTTACGTATGTGGTAAGAGCATTGAGGAAAGAATACCCAAGTATCTGGGTGGAAAAAAGGAGAATGATGATGCTTAAACTATACAACCTAATCATGGACACAAGGTATAATCCCCTGTCCCATATACCTGATACAAATACACGGCACATGGTCATGCAGTTGCTGGCTTGGATGTGGTGTATTATATTCGGTATGTCTGTCGGGTCTATCACTGTGTTTGGCATCAGTGTAGTAGCACATGCCTTGCTGATAGCAGGTGTGTTCATTACGGCAGGTGTATTTGAAACAGCTAGACGTAAGCCTAACTATTTCGGTGGGCTAGGCAGAGGCAATGGGGGTGAGCATGATTAACACTGTATTGACAGACATATGGATACTTGCCTGTCTAGGCACAATCCATACAAACACAGTAGAACTAGAGGTATGGTCAGGACACAAATGGATTTCACAGTGTCATGTAGAGTCCACTGTGCGTGGCTTTGACTATCCAGACCAACAATGCTTTTGCATAGAGAGGAAGGACGATGATTGAGATAATCGGGGCATTGATAATAGCTAACATAATACTTTCAATATTTTAGAGGAGATATAACATGGCTAAGAAACTACATAACATGACTACAGATGAACGCATTGAACACTTTGCAAAGGAACGTGCGAAAGAGAAGTCTGAACGTGCAGTCAAGATGAATAAGTTATCTTATCAACAACGTATGGCTGTTATCGAAGTACACAAATTGCTTGACAGCATACTTGACATTGCGCTGTACCCAGACATGGGTGGCATCAAGATGGTGTCTGCCTATGACCTGCAAGAACTGTCCGATGCAAAGGACATACTGGAACACCAATTTAATCTATAGAGTTGACAGATTATATCTTATATGATATAACTGCACCTTCACAACCATAAAGGAGAATAGATATGCCATTAGAATACATCCCAGAAAACCTAGACTTTGACGTAACCTTTGAGCCTACTCGTGTAGCTGACAAGAAGTATGTCATCGACAATAACACTGGCGAACCTATCGCTATCGTGGGCAAGGACTTTACCTGTGCATCACATGGTGATTTCTTCCGTGATGTTATGTCAACTGTGACAGACAACTTGACTGATGAGCAGACAGAGGGTGGGTCTATCGTGTGGCGTGATGCCCATCACAATGGCTGGGCTATGATGGACATGACTCTGCCTAACATGAAGCATACCATCGTGACACCCAAGCACGAGACTGAGATTGCACAGCGCATCATTGCATTGCATGGTGTGGATGGCACGTGTTCAAACACTGTGCTGTTTGGTGCTATCGACTTCTTCTGCACCAATGGTATGATTCGTGGTGAGCATGACAAGCTACGCCGTAAGAACACTAGCGGCTTTAGCCTTGACAGATTCATCACACAGTTGGGCAAGTCTAATGATGACTTCACTAACTACCATCAGCAGATGCAACGCTGGGCTAACACTCCTGTGCATGTAGGAAATGTCAAAGCTATGCTTGAATCACTGCTCAAGTCTGACCGCACAGCAGACAAGATGCTTACCCTGTATAATCAGGAAGCAGGTGTGCGTGGTGAGAATGTGTGGGCATTGTACTCTGCCTTCACCAACTATGCCAGCTATGCTGATGAGCGTAACGGCTTCAAGCTGCGTAACACTGGCGGTGATACCAACGCTGTATCCATGATGAAACGTGAACACGAGGTGTCACAGTGGATTGAAAGCAAGCAGTTCAAGGAGTTGATTGCAGCATGAAGCGTTATGTAATACAGTTCGCACCTGAGTGGTGTATTGGTTGCCTATCCTATGATACATACGCCGCTTCAGAAGAGGCGGCACTTGCTACTATAGATAGGCTATTGAAAGAGGGTATTAAATCATGTGATGTAACCGCAGTAGATGTGTGGGAAGACGATGACCCTGCGTGGGACATAGTACAAGGCGTTACAGAAATGGGGAGTTATAGATGAAGACAGTAAAACATCTTGTGGATAAGTACTACAATTCCAATGATTTCAAGATGTTACGAAGCAGAACTAAGAAGGACTATCAATACTTTCTTAGTGTCATGGTAGATGATTTCGGCTCTGTGAAATTTTGTGAACTCACAAGTAAGCAGGCTAAACATGCATACGAAGCATGGGTTGAGCGAGGCATTAGTCTCGCCAACCACGTCTGCACTGTATCATCTATCCTGTTTCGATACGCCATTGAGATGGAGTACACTGCTATAAATCCGTTTGCAAATGTCAAGCGTAAAACTCCACCACAACGTAAGGTTGTATGGACAGAGGATGATGTGCGTCAGTTTCTTGACATTGCATACAGTGACTTTCAGTGGCGTAGTATTGGATTGATAGTTCACATGGCATATGAATGGTGTCAGAGACTAGGTGACATGCGCTTGCTGACATGGGATAACATAGACTTGGAAGCTAAGAAGCTGTATCTTGAGCAGTCAAAGCGTAGGGCAGAGGTAACTTTGCCTATAGAAGATGACCTGCTTGAGATGCTAATACAACAAGAGCAAGACTTCGGCTTTCAACAGTACGTTGTTCCCCGTACAATGCCCGTACAGGGGCAGTACGAACCTTATAGTATGGAGAGACTATCCAAAGCTGGACGGGCTGTCATGCGCGAAGCTGGGCTGTCTGATGAGCTACGGCTTATGGACTTGCGCCGTACTGGTACAACACAAATGGTTGAAGCTGGTGTTCCTATGGGACAAATCATGTCGGTTACAGGACATAGTAATCCACAGTCAGTAAAACCTTACATGAAAAATACATACGAGAGTGCAAATAATGCATTGACAACACGTAAATCGTATGGTAAAAGCACTTAACTGCCGCAAAGGAGAGTGATATATAATGAATACTATATATAATATTATAAGTGATATAGATGTACCCAATGGACAGACTAAACGTATGGACTGTCCTAACTGTGGTGGTTACAAAACTTTTACTGTTACTAATAACATGGGTAGTCTCGTGTGGAATTGTTACAAGGCTACCTGTAATATACGTGGCGGTAATCGTATTCATCTAACTGTAGATGACATACGTTCTGGTATAGGTAACGTGGCAGAGTTTGCCGATGAGACATTCGACATGCCTAGCTACGTTGTACCGCACAGAAACAAGCGCACCGTGCTTGCCTTCTGTTACCAGCACAAGCTAGACCCAGATGAGTTAGGTGTATTGTATGATGTGAAAGATGATAGGATTGTATTTCCTGTAGTACATGACGGTGTGACCGTTGATGCTACAGGCCGTGCCATTGGTAAGCGATTACCTAAATGGAAACGATATGGAAAAAGTGGCTTGCCATACACATTCGGATGTGGTAAAGTCGCAGTTGTTGTTGAGGACTGTGTGAGTGCAGCCGTGGTTGGTGGCAAATCCTTTGTCGGGGTTGCGATACTTGGTACATCTCTACAAGAGTCGCATAAAGGGTATCTCTCACAGTTCTCAACAGCCGTTATAGCATTAGACCCCGATGCTCTACCAAAGACCTTGCAGATGGCAAAGGAATTACGTGGTCACGTAAACGATGTTCGTGTACTACGTTTAACAGACGATTTGAAATATCGTAACCCGACAGATATGGAGAACCTAAATGGAATTATCAATAATTAGAAGCCTTATGGATAAGTCATTCTATGATGACCATCGTGGTAGCAAATGCCCACCACGTTTGTTCAGCAAGGATGCCCGTAAGATTAAAGAAGCTATTGATACAGCTATGGATAGGTATGAGCGTACCGTTACACCCGATGAGGTAGAGGCGTTGTTCATGTCTAACAATCCAACCCTGACCACAGCACAGAAGCAAGGCTATGCATCTATGTTTACTACCATCAAGCGTGAAGATGCTATGGGTAGTGATGTGGCACAGGAAGTATTGTCCAAGCTGTTTCAACAGGTAGTAGGAGAAGACGTTGCCAACATAGGATTTGATATGGTCAACGGTGACGCCTCTACCTTAGAACGACTACGCAATCTGCTTGAGCAGTATGGTGATGACTTCATACCCAATATGAATATTGAATGGGAAGACATCAGCATAGAAAGCATCATGGCGGCTGCAGACTTAGAAGCTAAATGGAAGTTCAATATACCCTCTGTTGTACGTAAGCTAGAGGGTGTGTCTGGTGGACACCTTATAGAAGTAGGGGCAAGACCCAACGTAGGTAAGACATCCTTCCATGCCAGTTTGATAGCTGCACCGGGCGGCTTTGCACATCAGGGTGCGCAATGCATCATACTATGTAACGAGGAGTCTGGTAAGCGTGTAGCTGAACGCTATCTCAATGCTGCGTCAGGCATGTCACGTTACGAGATACGTGATGAGTTTGGTAAAGCATCTGCCAAGTACTATCCTATATCGCAGAACATCAAGATAAAGGAATGTCAGGGCAGAGACATGGCATGGGTAGAGTCTGTATGCAAGTCATACAGGCCAGACATACTAGTGCTAGACATGGGTGATAAGTTCAGTGCTGGCGGCAACTATGCCAGACCTGATGAAGCACTCAAGGCTTGTGCTATCTACGCTAGGCAGATTGCTAAGACCTACGACTGTGCTGTGTTCTATATGTCACAGCTTTCTGCAGATGCAGAGGGACGTGCGCAGTTGAACCAGAGCATGATGGAAGGTAGTCGTACAGGTAAGGCAGCAGAGGCTGACCTTATGCTGCTGATAGGCAAGTCACCATCTGTAGAGGGGCAAGAAGAAGAAAGCCCACTACGCCATGTCAACGTAGTCAAGAACAAACTAAATGGCTGGCATGGTATGGTGAACTGTGAACTAAACTATCTAACAGCGAGGTACGAAGGATGATTAAAATGTATACAAAGGATACTCTAGATGAGTTAGATGAGGATGTTGAATACTATAAACAACAATCTAAAGACCTATCCCTTACATGTTGGGATAAAGATGTGTATAGCGATAGGTATGCTAGACAGATAAAAAGACTAAAAAAATTGCGGAAGCTATTAGAACGTGGTCTGAAGGTAGAGTTCTTTGGACAAAAGAATTTTGGGTTGGTTGAAGTAAACAATAAATATGTAGTATGTCTACTACACAATCAGTGGAGAACTGTGCGCAAAAACAAATGGTATAAGCACAAGCAAGACTTAAATCATTTTATAGACAACTATATTTTAGGAGATAAAAATGAAGCTAACACTTGATATAGAGAACACAGTCACTAAGCGTGATGGCAAGATGCACCTTGACCCGTTTGAGCCAGAGAACTCACTGACTATGGTGGGTATGCTAAATGACCAAGGTGTCAAACGCATCGTCACATTTGACCACAGTGATGTAAGTGCAGATGAATATGGTCACGTATTGGTACAAGAGTTTCTTGATGCAGCTACCGTACTCATATGCCACAACGCTGCATATGATTTGATGTGGTTGTGGGAGTCTGGATTCAAGTATGATGGGCCAGTGTTTGACACGATGCTTGCAGAGTATGTATTGCAGCGTGGTATCAAAGAGCCACTGTCCCTTGAGGCTTGTGCAGAACGCTACGAGTTGGACACCAAGAAGCAGGACACACTTAAGGAATACTTTAAGCAAGGCTATAGTACACGGGACATACCGTACAACGAGTTGTGTGAGTACCTGTCTGCTGACCTTCATGCTACACAGCAACTGTCTGACAAGCTGATGTATCGACTGAATACAGTAGCTGACAGCGGATTACGTGGGACAGTAGACCTGACCAATCAGGTGGCTGTATGTCTAGCACGTATCTATCAGCGCGGCTTTGCTGTTGACCTATCTAAGTTGGATGAGGTGCGACAGGAGTTTGAGCAGGAGAAGAAGCAGCTTGAGGAAGACCTACAAGCTCACATACGTAAGCTGATGGGTGATACACCTATCAACCTGAACAGCCCAGAGCAGCTATCTTGGGTTATCTACAGCCGCAAGGTAAGGGATAAGCCGTATTGGGGCAATGCTATTGACCCCTACATGGATGACGCAGACTTTCGTAGCTTAATTGCAGGTGGTACAGAGAAACTCTACAAGACTACTGCACAACAATGTCGTACCTGTAATGGTACAGGATATATTAGAAAGGTGAAGAAAGATGGAACACCATTTGCTAGACCAACAAACTGTAAGGACTGTAGTGGGTGCGGCTATCTGCTTGTACCTACTATGGCACTGGCGGGGCTAAAGTTCAAGCCCCCCTCATCTAAGTGGGCAAGTGCCAACGGCTTCAGTACTAGCAAGCAGAACCTAGAGATACTAGAGTCAGCAGCCAAGCAACGTGGCATGGCTGACGCTGTTGACTTCCTATATAAAGTGCGCAGACTGAGTGCAGTTGATACGTACCTGTCATCCTTTGTTGAGGGTATAAGTACATATACAAAGCAGGATGGTAAGCTGCATGTACGTTTGCTTCAGCATCGCACAGCTACAGGCCGCTTCTCTGGTGCAGAACCCAACATGCAGAACATGCCCCGTGGCGGCACGTTCCCTGTAAAGAAAGTATTTGTGTCACGATTTGCTGGCGGTAGGATTATGGAAGCTGACTTTGCACAGCTTGAGTTTAGGACTGCTGCCTATTTATCACAGGACAAGGTGGCGATAGATGAAGTATCTACTGGATTTGATGTACACTCATACACCGCTAAAGTTATTACCGATGCTGGTCAACCTACGGATAGGCAGACTGCGAAGGCTCACACGTTTGCACCGCTTTATGGCGCAACGGGCTTTGGGAGAACGGCAGCGGAAGCAAAGTATTACACACACTTCACAAACAAATACAAAGGAGTCTCAGAATGGCATACCCGACTGGCTAAAGAGGCTGTGAATACACGTAAGATTACTACACCAAGTGGGCGTGAGTTCTCATTCCCCGATGTAGTGCGTAAGGTTAGTGGGCGTGTGTCACACTTTACGCAGATTAAGAACTACCCCGTGCAATCATTTGCTACTGCAGATATTGTACCGATTGCTTTACTACACATAGATGGCTTGTTAGATAACATGCGGTCATGTATAGTAAACACAGTGCATGATAGTATTGTTATTGACATACACCCTGACGAAGAACAACAGGTAATCAGTGTCATAGACGCTACTAATAAAGCACTACCTTATCTCATCACCCAACGATGGGGTGTTGAGTTTAATGTGCCTTTATTATTAGAGGCAAAAATAGGTCCGAATTGGCTTGACACCAAGGACGTAACCTGATATAACTATCCATCTTACAACTGAAAAGGAGTTGATAAACATGAATCAAGTAACAACGATAGATACTAATAACTACGCTGAAATGGCAAAGGCTATGGGCATTGCCAATGAAGCACCCGCACAAAAGAAACAAGGAATGTTCCTTGCTCGTTTACGTATTAACCACTCGCCTATTATAGGCACAGAGAAAGTGCTGGTTCAGGGTGGTACGTACAAGCTAGAGATTCCTGATGGCCCTACGTACTACGCTGAGTCTGCTATAGTGCGTCCCTTTATGCAACGCTTCATGTACAAGAAGTTTATAATGGGTAGTGGCGGTATACCTAACCGTTATGTTAAGACTGTTATGGCTGATACGCTTAACACAGACTTGAAGGATAACGATGGTGGCTTTAACTGTGGTAAGCCTTCTGGCTGGATAGAAGACTTTAAGTCCTTGCCTGACGCTACGAAAGAACTGATTCGTTCTATCAAGCGTGTACGTGTAGTGCTTGGCACAGTTGAGTTGGTGAATCCAAAGGATGCAGAAGGCAATGCTGTAGAGTTGGATAATACCCCATTCATTTGGGAAGTAGAGAACCGTGACGCATTTAAGACTGTAGGCGGTGTGTTCTCACAGCTTGCTAAGATGAAGCGTCTACCTGTGCAGCATATCGTTACGTTGAATACTGAAGAGCGTAAGCTTCCTAACGGTAATAGCTTCTATCTACCAACGACTTCGTTAGATATTACTAATGCAGTAGAACTTACCCAAGAAGACCAGAATATGTTTGGAGACTTTATGTCTTGGGTAACTAACTACAATGAGTACATCATCAATGCTTATGCAGAGAAAGCATCTAGCCATGATGACGATGACTTGGAAGAGTTAGACCTTGCAGGTGTTATTGATGTTGAACTAGAAGAAGAGGTAGCATAATGAAACACCCTGCTGAACTGGCACTACATCAGTATCTCACGGATGCTGTAACAGGTAAGTCAACCATGTCACAAGACACAATCAAACAGATTGGTGATGATGTCATGGCGGCTGCTAAACGCCAGTTTGGTGGGGGTAATAAGCGTGACAAGTTTGGTCTGCGTATGTCTAATGTAGGCAGGCCAACTTGCCAACTCTGGTACGAAAAGAATAAACCAGAGGAAGCTATACCCTTTCCAACGACATTCGTAATGAACATGATGCTTGGAGATATAGTTGAGGCTGTCTTCAAAGGTATACTAACAGAAGCAGGAGTGAAGTATGAAGACACGGACAAAGTTACTCTTGACCTTGGTGACGATAGCGTTTCTGGTTCTTATGACCTTATCCTTGATGGTGCAGTTGATGATATTAAATCAGCTTCAGACTGGTCATACAGAAACAAGTTTGAATCCTTTGACACTCTTGCCAGCGGTGATGGCTTCGGCTACGTAGCACAGCTTGCTGGTTACGCTAAAGCCGCAGGCAAGAAAGCAGGTGGCTGGTGGGTAGTCAACAAGTCTAACGGTTCATTCAAATACGTACCCGCTACAGGGCTTGACGTGACCGCAGAAGTGTCTAAGATAAAGTCAACAGTAAACAAGGTAAAGGAGAACAAATTTGAAAGATGTTTTCAACCAGTACCAGAAAAGTTTAGAGGAAAGGAGACGGGTAATAAGATACTTAACGATGGCTGCAAGTTTTGTTCTTATCGTTTTAGCTGTTGGCCTACTCTGGTCGAAAGACCTGCTGTAAAGTCACAGGCTAAGAACCCACCTATCGTAAACTATATTGGTGAAGTAGTTGCCTAACGCAAAACAATTTAAAGCAGCACGAAAGTATGGGTATCGTAGCGGTCTTGAACTCAAGGTATCTGACTACCTCAAAGAACATAAAGTAAAGTTTGTGTATGAGGCAGTCAAGATTGAGTGGGAAGACCTAGCCTACAGAACATATACACCAGACTTCGTGCTGTTTAATGGTATTATAATAGAGACAAAGGGTATGTTTACTGCAGCAGATAGGCGTAAACATCTTGCAATAAAGAAACAACATCCTAAATTAGATATACGTTTTGTCTTTGAGAATAGCAAACGCAAGTTACGTAAGGGAGCTAAGTCCACTTATGCTGAGTGGTGTATTCGCTATGGATTTAAATACTATGACAGGATTATTCCTGAAGATTGGTTAAAAGAAAAAGGTAAAAACAAACATCCAAAGTTTATTAAGTTTGGTGGCACAAAGGTAAAAAGGAGATAGGCATGAATAAGATGATGACCAAATTATCAAAAGAAATAAATATCGAAGACTTCCTTATACGTATTAGACCTTTCTCTGATGACGATGGTAGATGGTCTGGTGAAGTGGATGTATCTATAATGGCTATGCCAGATAACCCTTTAGTGGATGAGGATTATAATCAGCTTATGCACTTTACTAAAATGGTATGTGCCTCTATACCTGTCATGGAAGAGATAGAAGATTTAAGGAATCTTGTACATGAATACGTAATAAAAGTTGTTGACAATGACATGGACATTGATGTAGAGTTAGAAGATAACATGGGGGTTGAGAAAACTTACGATGGTAATGTTATACATCTAAATTTTAACAGTAAAACAAAGGGGTCAGCATGAGTAGGTATGAAGATTACATGGTAGCTAGACTTAGAGAAGAGGAGATTCGCATGAAAAGTCCAAAGAAAAATAAGGACAATGTAGTTGATATGGTAAACAGTCCACCACACTACAACCAAACAGGCATCGAATGTATACATGCTATCTCTGCTGCTACAGGTGATGGCTTTAAGCACTACTTGCAGGGCAACGTATTGAAATATCTATGGCGTTTTGACTATAAAGATAAACCCTTGCAGGATTTACAGAAGGCACAGTGGTACTTAAACGCTCTTGTTGAAGAGGTTATGGCAAATGAGAGTTAAGATGTACATAACCATAGACATAGATGATGAAGAATATCCAGTGCCAGCAGATGGAAGAGTTGGTGATGAATTAGAAGAGAGCATACAAGAATACTTTTATGACATAGAAGGTGCAGACATTAAACACATTAGAACAATTACGGAGTGACAGAGATGCTAAGAAATACATTACCAACAGACTACCAGAACTTTATAGCCTTATCTCGCTATGCAAGATGGAAAGATGATGAGCAACGCCGTGAGACATGGGGTGAAACTGTGTCCAGATATTTTGATTACATGTCTAAGCACTTGCAAGACAATCACAACTATAAAATATCTCAAGCATTAAGAGGCGAACTAGAGGATGCAGTACTTAATCAGAGTATCATGCCTAGCATGAGAGCGTTAATGACAAGTGGCCCCGCACTTGACCGCTGCCATGTAGGTGGATACAACTGCTCATACGTACCTGTGGATAGCCCTCGTGCATTTGATGAGACTATGTACATACTTATGTGTGGTACAGGCGTAGGCTTTAGCGTGGAGCGTCACTGTGTAGAGAAGCTACCTACCGTAGCGGAAGACTTTCATCGTACTGATACAGTAATCAAAGTAGGTGACAGCAGACCCGGCTGGGCTAAGTCACTTAAAGAGTTGATTGCTATGCTGTATATAGGTCAGATACCTGCATGGGATATGTCAGAGGTACGCCCTGCTGGTGCTAGGCTCAAAACATTTGGTGGTAGGGCATCAGGCCCACAGCCTCTAGTAGAATTGTTTGAGTTTGTTGTACAGAAGTTTAGAGGTGCAGCAGGACGTAAGCTATATCCTATTGAGTGTCACGACATTATGTGTAAAATTGGTGAGGTTGTGGTCGTTGGCGGTGTACGTAGGTCAGCACTCATTAGCTTATCTAATTTAAATGATGACCAGATGGCACATGCTAAGTCAGGTAAGTGGTGGGAGTATGAAGGACAACGTGCGTTGGCTAACAACTCTGTAGCCTACAAGACTAAGCCTGAGATGGGTACATTTATGCGTGAGTGGTTGTCGCTGTACGACAGTAAGTCAGGTGAGCGTGGTATCTTTAACAGGCAGTCAGCTATAAAGCAAGCTGCTAAGAATGGTAGACGAGATACTGAGCATGACTTTGGTTGTAACCCTTGTAGTGAGATAATCTTACGCCCCTATCAATTCTGTAATTTGTCAGAGGTAGTAGTGCGTCAAAGCGACACACTCGACACATTGAAAGAAAAGGTTAGGTGGGCTACACTTCTTGGTACATTCCAAGCTACATTAACTAACTTTAAATACATACGTAAAATATGGAAAGATAACACAGAGGAAGAAAGATTGCTGGGTGTGTCACTAACAGGTATCATGGACAATCCTATGACATCTAAGTCTGGTGAAAGACTAAACATACTGCTGGGTATATTAAAAGATGAAGCTGTACGCACTAACAAAGAGATGTCAGAATCTCTTAACATACCACAAGCAACTGCTGTCACTTGTGTGAAGCCTAGTGGTACAGTGTCACAACTTACTGATGCAGCGTCAGGTATTCATGCAAGACACAATCCTTTCTATGTACGTACTGTACGTGGTGATAATAAAGACCCACTTACACAGTTCCTTATATCACAAGGCATACCTTCTGAACCTGACGTAATGAAACCCGACTCAACGACAGTGTTCAGCTTTCCTATGCAGTCACCCTTGGGTGCTATCACACGCACACAGATGAACGCTATAGAGCAGCTAGAGTTATGGCTCACCTATCAGCGTTACTGGTGTGAACATAAGCCTAGTGTAACAATTTCAGTTAAGGAATCTGAATGGATGGACGTAGGTGCTTGGGTATACAAACACTTTGATGAGGTGTCTGGTATCAGCTTCCTGCCATTCAGTGAGCATACATATCAGCAAGCACCTTATCAGGATATAGATAAAGATGAATACAAAAAGTTCTTGACAAAAATGCCAAAGAATGTAGACTGGTCATTACTCAAGGAGTTTGAGAAAGAAGACACCACATCAGGTGGACGTGAGTTAGCGTGTACTGCAGGTGTGTGTGAAATTGTAGACATAGAGGCAGCGTGATATGAATTGCTGGTACTGTGGAACAGAATTAATCTGGGGTGGGGATATAGATATAGAAGAACAATTTGAAAACTTCTGTATGGAAACAAACCTATCGTGTCCTAATCCAGATTGCAGGGCTGAAGTTATTATGTATTTACCAAAAGCAGAAAGGAGTTGACATGGAAGCATTATTAGTATTAGGTGCATTAGCATATGGTATGCATCACATAAATAAACAAGACGAACCAGAAGCAACGGTACAAGGAGAAGTAATCTTTAACGAAGGCATAGAAGAGATTGACTGGTCTAAAGCAGGTAACTTTAGGACAGTTAGTACAGAGAACAACGTACAATGGGTAATGATAACAGAGGGGTGATACATGCGAGACATATTAATTAACGCTACACGTTCTCATCTAGCAGGACAAATAAATAAACACCTTGCTAATGTAGAAGTATATATGAACAATACTATTGGTATCGGAGAACACTCTGATATAGTAGAGACTATAGAATTAGAACTTGAGCAGATGGCTAACTACCACGATAAGTTAGAGATGCTTACAAAATACTTTATACAACCACAACTCCAACAGGCAGAAGGAGACACAACCGATGAACAAACTGGAACCGAATAAGAAAGACCGTAAGAAGTTTGACATTGACCTTGAGTATGGTAAGGTTCGTGAGAAGCAAGTAGCGGATATGCTACAGGATAAAAAGATTGAGGTGAAAAGTGAAAGGGATGTATGGCAAAAGACTGGCAACATTGCTATCGAGTATGAGTGCTATGGTAAACCAAGTGGTATCAACGCTACGGAATCAGATTACTGGTTCCACAATCTATGTATCGGTGATGAAACTTTTGCAACAATTGTGTTTGATACTACCTCGTTAAAGCGTATCATATCTAACTTGGATAGCAAACGTAGTGTATCAGGTGGGGATAATAATGCAGCACGAATGTATCTGCTTAATTTGCAGAAGTTGTTTTCCTCTGACGTAATCAAAGCCTTTAAGGAGACCAAAGATGCGGCGTAGCGGCCTAAGTAAATATGATGCTCCACTACGTATTCAATACCAGTGGGGCTATGAAGCCTTTAAACGTGGTGGTAAGCTAATTAAAGTAGGTGATAAAACTATGTTTCAAGAGAACCGTCCTAACATTGACCCTAACACTATGCAGTATCGTGAGTGGGAACGAGGATGGAACGATGCCTACCATGAGAATCTAAACAAGGGTAAAACTAATGACACTAGAAGAAGAGGCGAAACAGTGGATGAAGAATAAATCTTTAAGCGGTATAACAGCTACTGAATATCAGATACGTGCAGCAGAGACAGCCATCTTCCCAAAAGAAAAAGCCCTTGAGTATATTACTCTTGGGCTTACTGGTGAGGCTGGTGAGATTGCTAATAAAGTTAAGAAGCTGATACGTGATGGTGCAGATGTTGAAGGGTACAACGATAAGTTAAATCAGATAGGTGCAGAGTTAGGTGATGTCCTGTGGTACTGCGCTATGCTGGCAAGAGAAGTGGATATAAATCTTGGTAGTGTTATGGAAAGCAATCTTAAAAAGTTGGCAGATAGGAAAGCTAGGAATCGCCTACAGGGTGATGGTGACAATCGTTAAGTATGCACCGTTTGTTGCTATCGTTGGCTGGCTCTTGTATGCCATTGGCATGGGGCTGGCTAATGATTTATGTAACTGTGTAAAGGAGTATGATGGATGGTGGCGTTAGGTATACTAGCTATGCTGTATATGTACTTGTTACATATCTTAGCCAAGGAGCAGGGGATTTAGTCCCCTGTTTTTTATTTGTACGCATCCCTTAATGCTTTGCCATACTCAGCAAGGGCAAACAAGTCTTCCACACTAGCACCATCAGCAGGTCTACCTTCACCCAGCAAGAACTCTGATGCAGCATTCTTACGTATGTCAGAGGGAAGCCTACGATAAGCTGTCATAGCTTCTATGTATGCAGGTGCATCAGCCATTACAGTCTTGCCATCTGATAGTTGTTTCTTGGCTGCTTTAATCTGAGTTGTGATAAGAGGTTTGATACGACTATTGACAAACTCTTGCTCAGTCATCTCATCCTGTAGTTCAGGACTGCCCTTGTAAGTATCACGAGACTGCTCTTCATAAGCCTGTGCTGCAGCTACAATACCGGGGATGATGTCACGCAATTGAGCATTCTCAAACCTACGTATGCTAGGTACTTTAGATGTACTACCCAACTCAAACTCAGTTAAACCAAGGCGTTTAATATACTCACCCTCTTCACTATCCTGTGTTCTCAGGGTAAGACCTAGCCCCACCTTCAATGCTGAACCCACTCTACTTGATTCCTCTTGGAATAAGCGTTCACGTTTGGGTTGTTCATCTTCTGTTATTACACCATCCTCATTTATGTCTAGGTCTACATCTCTTTTATTTACAGTACCGTCTTTATTTACTCGCACATCTCTAGCTATAAATCCTCTTGCCTCAAAGGGTCGCTTAATCTCCTTCTCAAAAGTAGAACCAAAGTCTAGTGTAGGGTCTAACGCTACGTCCTTATATATTTCTCCACGTCTACCTAATGCACGTTCAGTATCAATTATTTGTGCAAACGGTACAGCCCATGTAGATAGATAGTTACCTAAAGCACGTCCTACTCGCCTTGCTGCAGCTTCATCCCTAGTCAAATCAGAATCACCTGCTAGTTGAACAACTTCATCTACGATGCTATTACCTACCCCTGTACGTATGTTAGTTCCTAAGAATGTCTCAAAAAACTCCCTTGCATTAAAGAAGTCATCGAATGTGCCATCCTTTACACGCTTAGTTGCTTCACCTAAGTACAGCATCTGACGTAGAGGAAACTGTGGTGTAGTATCTAGTACTGTACCATCACCTACATTAATCTCTTTATAATCGGCAGGTGCATCCTCACCACTACGAGCCATGTAAGCTGCACCAACTGCACCTATGCCTACTAAGTTACGTGAGATACGTTGTCTATCTTTGGCAGATAGTTTAGTGCCTTTAGGTATTTGACCCATCAGCTTCTTTGTTAATGGTATAGATGCACCACCTGCATAATTACCCATCAACTCCATTGAGTTAAACATAAAGCGTGGGAATGGCATTACAACGGTCAAGCCATTACGAGTAATGAACGATGTAGCTTCTCTGAACACACCAATGTCAGGCTGCTTTGCATAGGTTACATCTAGTGCATTGTTAGTAGCATCAGCTACCAGTTCATTAAATGACCTAGCACCTTTAGGACGTACCGTAGTTGAATCGTTAAGCAAGTCTTTAATCTTGCCCTCATTCAACGTGTCAATTAAATCAATCTTATACTCACGCTTGACTAGGCGTTCTAGTTCACCAAGGAATGCACCCCTGCGTACAAGGTATTCTTGCCAGCGGTTAGCACTGTTTAGTACACTGACACCATCCTCTAGTTCAGATAGTACAAAATCTGCTCCCTTGCCCAGTGTAGTCGTAGCCTGTCCACGGCCTGTTGCTTGCTGAAGTTCATTAAGCTGGTTAAACATAAGGTCAAACTGCTTGGATAGTTCAGGTCTATCTAAGATAAAGTCAACATACTCTTTGGCATCTAGTCTGCTTTCAGGCCCAAACATATACTTCATGTTGGCAAAGCTATCTTTCCAGTTTTCCCTACTCAGTATAGACTTAGCACCAGCAGCAGCCTTACCACCTACGCCCTTTGCTTCGCCCATGTTGTACAAGGCAGTGTCCATTACGTTACCTAGTGAATCCATAGGTGAACGAATACCAGCAGACTGTAGGTTACGTGCGGCAGTAGCAAGCTGAGACACTAGACCACCACGGCGTACGCCTTCTAAGCGCATGATGTTATTACGTATATTACCCTGACGTGCCTGTGTAGCTGCACGTTGCAAGTCTTGCATCTCATTGAGTGGCCTTGCACGTTTAATCTGAGACAGCTTGTTCAGTACCTTACCTGCCTCTGAGCCAGAGCCTACGACAGTAAGGATGTAATCCTCAAAGGATACATTGTACTTGTTAAGAGTGTCGATGAGTTCATCACCCGCTATCAGTTCTTTGTTAATAGTCAGGTCAAGCAGGTTATCAATTACAGTCTTATCATTATCAAACGCTGTAGGATACTTAGTCTTTAAGTCTGCGGCTGCAGCAACTAGACCATCTAGCTTCTCTGGCTTGAGTATAGGTGCTACAATAGAATCGCTTTCCCCTTGCAAATTAAACAAAAGTCTAGCTGTGTCATCGTCAGCAACTTCAACATCTTTGCCTGATGTGATAACATCACCTGCTGATGTTTTCCTGTCCTTAAATTCTATTTCTCTAGCAGTTTCTCTACCTGCTTTACGTGCTAGTTCATCATCAACTACACGCACACCGTCTACTACAGTTGAGATGGTCTTACCTGTCTGCTCTTCAAAGCCTATGATAAGTTCATTCTTTAAGTCTACATTCTCTGCAGCTACCTGTTCAGCCCTTGCTGTCTTAGCTGCTATCTCTTCTGCCGTAGCTTCCTTGGCCTTGTTGATATTCATCTTACGGTCAAGCAGTTTCTCACGGGCTTTCTCACCCCTTTTTTGTAGCTTGGCTGTTTGTTTAGCCTCTCTAAATAGCTTTCTTACAGGACGCATAGCCGCTGAAGCACCCGGAACCATATTCTCCATCATCTCTAACATCATACCCATATCACCAGCAAACTTCTCGCCGCCAACCCTGTCCTCAAAGGGTACGTCAACTCCAACAGCTTTTAATCCTTTAGTTAAGGCTACTCCAACATTGGCGGTAGTGTCAGACACAGCTTCCATAGCTACAGCTAGATTTCTAATGTCTTTACCTGCTGCTTTACCAATCCATTCTACAATAGGTTGAAGTGGTTCTGCTATAGATTCCTCTATAAAGTTTTCTGGTATTACACTGCCAATATTACTAAGTTCCTCTGCTGTTTTTGCAGTACGGGCATAGTTAAACGCAGAGTCAGTTTGTTCTGACACTGTTGGTGTAGGCGCATCAATAGATTCTAGTTTGGGGAGATAGTCCTCTGGTGCATCACCAGTAGGTACTTGAGGTACATACCTAGTACCTTCAGGTACTTCACCTGTATCTACAGGCTCTGTTGAGACAGCAGTATCTAATTGCTGCCCCTGTCGTCTAGCTTTTAGCCTGTCTTTTAAAGATACTACAGTAGTGTCGGGAGCAGTTACAACTTCATCTTGTTCTGTTTGTGCTGCTTGTAATCTTCTAGCCCTTAATTTATCTTTAAGGCTTTGTCCTTCTTCATCGTCATCTTGAATATCAGACGATAAAGCATCATCAGTAATAGACTGCTGTCTTTTTAGTTTTAGTTGTTCTCGTAAAGAAGACATTAGTAGTCTCCATCATACAAATCTCTACCAGTCCATATAGCATATTTAGTAACGCCGCCTTCTTCATACTGCACAATATCTCCTTTTGAATAAGCATTAGCAGTATAAGCATTATCTATCAACTCATCTGATGAACCACTAAACACCTTTAATCTCTTAGATTTTTGTGCGGGTATAGCTAACTGTTTATCAATAAATGACCTTACGTCTTGTGCAAGTACATCTTCTTGCGCAGCTATTGCATTACTCATAGTTGTGTCACTTGTACCATAAGTACTTTCTACAGCGGATATAGCCTGATTAAAGTTATCAAAATAAGATTCTGCATTACCTTGTGTTATTTGTTTAACCTTATCCTCTATACCATCATATAATCCAGCTTTACCCATAGTGCGTTTAATTTGCGCATTGAATATAGCGTTAACACTTTGAGGTGAGAACTGTGATTTTTCACCATCTGTTTGTGCGTTCCATGCTTTAGCACCAGCTACTGCTTGTTGTTTCATTTCTTCAAAATCAGAAGTTTGTTGTGGTGTTAAACCACCAGCGGCAAGTTTCTGTGTAGCATACACAGCCATGTCTTCAAAGTCTGTAAACTCTGGTGGCTGTTGTGCTTTTTGATTGGCTAATTCTTGGGCATTTATACCTAGTTTCTTTGCTCTTTTTGCTAAGATGAACAACTCAGCATCTTGTTCTAATTTTGTTTTGCGTTCAGCATCCGCTAACTTATCACGATTACGGTCATACGTTTTTTGTTCTTCAGCATTTAACTCATTACGGTTTGCCCGTTCCTCATCTTTTGCTATCTGTGCAGTTAATGCCTTAACCCTTGCTTGATTTGTACCGAAAGCAGTTTCTTCCATAGCAAATCGTTTTTCTTCTCTTTTTCGTTCAGCACCTGCAAACCCAGCTTCTTGTGAAGCAGCCTGACGTGTAAAGTCTAAACCTTTAACAGTTCCAAAACCTTCAACTGCAGAAACGGGAGCAGATTCTGTGCTTGCAAATTTTGCATTAAGTTTAGCAGCTTCTTTGTCTGCTAACTTATCAGCATCACCAAATATAGGCGGTGTTATACCTGCAAAGTCAGCAGCAGATACTTTACGAGTAGTTTCTAGTGGTGTAAATATCTGTGACAGAGCTTCTGTCCTTGTCCGTTTAGCATCACCCGGCGTATATCCAGTGAAGTCTAGTTTAGCATCATACTTTTGACCCGGTTGTAAATTTGCACGAGCAGTCTCTACGTTAGTTAAGTAAGCCTGAACCTTTTCTGCCGTACCTAATCTTTTAAAAGCAGCATAAGTTAAGTCTGTATCCCCTAGTTCTTGATGCAATGCATCAAAAGCATCTTCATCTGCTTTGTCTGATAGTCTTTTTCTTTCTTCAGCGGCATCTGCTTTTTGAGAATAACGGGTCATTAAGTATTTACGGGCATCACTCATCTCCTCGTATCTTCTGTCCATAGATGTTTTTAAAGTACGGTCAACACCCGTTGCTAGTCCTGTTATCAAACCAGTTCCAAAATTACCACTAAAAATTCCCATTAGTTTTTCCTCGCCATTAAACCTTTAGGCTCTTCATTTTTATCACTATCTTCTTCTGTTGTTTTAGGTTCTTCATCATCTAAAACTTTTTTATATTTCATGGTGTACTTAGCAAGTTGAGAATCACGAGGTTTATCTCTGTCAGGATTTGCCAGACCTGTCTCGTACTTAATGCCTGCACTATCTCCCAACATCATAATTAATTCCATTAGTAATGGCACAACAAGCATACCAATGTCTACTGTATGTTTGCCTTCCATAACACTACCTAATTGTAGGCTGTTAGCTATGGTGGTAACAGGTACACCCATTTCTAAAACCTCAATAATCTGGTCCATGAACTCTTCAGATGTCATGCTATTCATATAATACTCAACAGCTTCATCTACAGTAGAAAACTGTGATGGTGTTTGCCAAGGTCTAGCACCTAGCTCGTGTGTTAAGGACATGCCGGGAATTGGGGCATCAAATAGTTCTTCAGCCATTCTTAACCTCTTCCCTAAAGTCACGTATGACCTTCATTTGTTTTGCTACACGAACCACTGGATTTGATAAATCTAATCCATTGTTCATTTTATTCATAGATGATTTAGATAGTAAACCACCTTTAGGTTTTTCTGGTTTATCACTAGGCATATTTTCAATATCCATATTATAGTATGCTCTAGCAACATCAGTAAGCGCACGAGACATTGTGTTTCCTCTTCTTCTTTTCTACTACTATATCCATTAGCTGCTTAGTAGCCCATTTAAGTGCTGGTACTTTAGCTATTACTTTTGCATATGTTTCACCATGTTTCATATATACATTTTTAAACCACTTAGGTGCATCATACTGTAACCATGTGCGGAAAATAAACCACTGTACATTTTTAGAGCCATACACTTCACGAGCTACCCAGCATGATAATATCCAAGCACTACCCAGTGTACCAATTAGGCTACCAACTGCATTACCTGCAGCAGTGGATGCTCCCTCTTTAGCAACCGCACTTCTAGTATTTGCATCTAACTCTGCTATAGCCAAAGCATTATTACGGTCAATCTGGTTCTCTGCAGATGTCCATGCCCACTCCATAGTATCAGCATAGTAACTCCATAGATTACTGTATGCCTGCTTACCTATATCTAAGATAGCATTAGCGTTAAGTTCATTAGCTCTGTTAATAGATGCTGTATCTGCTGTTGCAAGTTGTCTGCGCCATTGAGCATTAGACTGCGCAATAACAAGCTGGTTCTGCGCATTGAACTGGTCACGTTGATTGTTTAACTCTGCATTAAATCTTGCTATGGTATTGGTCTGTCCAGCATTAAATTGTGACTGTGCATTTTGTTGTGTAGCATTAAATTGTGCTACCTGTGTTGAAAGGTTTTCAAAGAACTGGTCAATTTGATTTTGACTTGAAGCATTAAACTGCCTTGCGGCATTTTGTGCAGCGGTATCTGTCAATAATGATTGCGCACGTTGTTGTGCTTTAAACAAATCTGTTTGCTGGCGATTAGATAAATTAGCCATGTCAATCTGTAAAAAGTTTTGTGCATTATTAACAGCAGCCTGTTGACGATTACTTAAATTAGCAACATCTAATTGTGCTAGTGCGGATGCGTTAGCCATCACAAGAGCCTGAGAGTTAGACAGGTTATTCAAGTTCATTGTATTTGTGGCACGTGAATTTTCAAGCTGTACTTGTTGTTCTGCAGTAAAGTTTTGATTAGCAATATCACTAATCTTACTAGCGTTCATTACTTTTTGTTGGAAAGTTTGGTCAAACTCCTGACCCATAAATCTAGCACGTTGTTCTGCAGCAAGCATTGCAGACTGCTGACGATTAGATAAGTTCTGTGATTCAAACTTAGCTATTGTCTGTGCATCTGCCATTGCAATAGGCAATGCACTTTCCATAGCAGCTTGTACAACAGCTTGTCCAGCTAATGATGAAGCACCCAAACCTCTTGCAGCCATCTGTGCGTTGGCTGTGCGAATAGCACCAGAAGCCCAAGCAGGTGGGTTAGCTCCTTGGAACTGTGTCATTAACTGACCTAGTTGATTTTGTACTAAGGCTTGTTGACTAGGATTAGCCGTTGCAGCAGCCGCTTGTGTTTGTGCAGTAACTGCAGCAGCAGCCACAGCATCCACGCCTGTTCCTGTTATAAGTTCGCCTGCCTGTATCTGTCTTTGTACGGGATTGTTTATAAGTGTAGCATTACCTTGTGCAGCCTGTAAATTACCTACAGAGGATGCTGTTTGTTGTGCAGCAGCTACTTGTGTTCGTGGGTCTGTAGGATTAGCCTGTGCCGCTTGTGTGGCTGCTAATGCTGTGTTTATTGCAGGTGCAGATTGTGCAGCAGTCATTGTATTTGCCTGCATAGTGGTAGGCATTTGTGCCTGACCAGTCGTTGCCATAGCTGTAGGTGTAGCTACCTGACCTGTTAAAGAACCCACTCCACCCGACACATCTTGTGAAGGGTCTGTTTGTATCTGCTGCGCTACAGTTTCACCACCGACAGGAACACCGGGGCTATACATCTGTTGTACACTAAACGGTTGTATGGCAGGTTGTCCGGGCTGTGCTGCTGGCATAGTTGCAATAGGAGTACCCTGTTGCCCTGTCGCACCTGTTGTTGCTACAGAAGGTGCTTGTGGTGTCGTACCCACTGAACCACTTACAGGTACGCCAGCTACTGTACCGCTACCTGCAACACCTGTAGGTGAACCAGTTACTGTGCCGCTTACGGGTACACCAGCTACTGTTCCTGTGCCGCTGACTGTGCCACCTTGAATACCAGCTAACTGTGACTGTAGCCCAGCAATCTGACTTGTAAGCTGTGTTGCCGCATTACCTACAGCACCTTGAGCTTGTGCTTGAAGGCTGGCTATCTGATTTTGCAAACCCTGAATCTGTGCGTTCTGCATAGTAGGTGTAACAGGATTAGTAGTTGGGTTTGGTGTATTGTTAAGAAAACTAGTTTGTTGCCCTGCTGCTCGTGCAGCCGCTGCAGCCTGTTGTGATGCTATCGACTGTTGTTGTGGTGAGCCACCATTAGCAAACTTTTGTACCATCCCCCCTTGTGCCATTCTTCTAGCAGCGTTAGTATACATATTCATCTGCTGTTGTCTGGCTGGGTCTTGCTCTATGTACTTTTGGAAGTCATCCATGTTGCCTGAATAACCCATTGCCTGTGCAATCTTATTCATGCCTTCAGGTTTAAACGCTTTAAACTGCATCATTTGCTTAACGCCCTATCTAATTTATCTTCGACACGATGTAGTGCTTCCATTACACGTGTCATATCTTCTCGTAAATCGTTTTTGGTAGCATAGTCTTCTCGTGTTCTATTTAATAGTATATCAATTCTTTTTATTTCTGCCATCTGGTTACGAAACATCCACAAAGCTGGTGCAATAACCAGTGTTAGTATAACATTCCAGAACATCATGCTTGAAAATTCCATTAGTCTGCATCCGCTATAGTTATAGTGCCAGCAGCTACCTGCCGCATAATCTCATCATAATGGGTATTGCCTACAGCACCTGTCGGCACAGACATTTCCGTTTGTCCATCACATGTGAACTTTATAGATATGTTATTTCCACCCTCATCCTTAACATATTTTAAATTAGTAAAAGTCATTTTTATAACTCCGATGCGAAATCAAACGAAACATCAATGGCACCACTACCACCATTTGATTGAACAACCGCAGCACCACCTGCACTAAAAGCACTGCCACTAGAAGAAGCAGCCGCAATACCTACCTGCGTTACATTTACATCTGAAGCCGCTATCGAAATAGAATTTAAATCATAAGCAAAATTAGTAGCGTTTACAGTTTTATCTATTGTTAGTGTAGGCTGTACTCGCATTGGTTGCGGAAAATATATAATACCTGTACCATCATCAGTGCTATAAGTTCTTATTGTAACAAATTCTCCATAAGCGTTTGTTTTTCGCAATTTGTAAAAATATCTCAAACATTCCTTCAAATCATCGGAGTATTTCTTATGTTCATAATCAGTGGCGGTATCGCCAGCTTCCAACTGCACATCTGTTACATATAAGAAATGTCCAGCAGTAGTGTCTGTTACATCAGACCAGATAAATACAATAATGTTTTTTGCACCTGACGTATCCACATTTGCAGTCACACTATATTTTGCATAAGAGGACGTAACGCTTAAATTTGCTGGTGTGTTTTCATATGTAAAATTACTAGCCAATGTTGGGTTAGTGCCTTCAGAACCCCAAGCAGAAATCATATCGGCAGTTGGTGCATCGGCAGTGCTTGACCAGCTAATAATAGCTGCCTTTACATTATCAAGTTTACTTGTCTCAGATACCTTGGCTTGGAATGAAAGTGTAACCTTACCGCCAATTAGCCCGACACAGTTTTTGTGTTCTACAATCTGGGCAATACCAAACTTCTTATTTGCTGTTTCAACATCAAGTGATGCAGCAAACAACCTATTCGTTGGAACAGTCGTGGCTTCCTGACTTACATCTATAACATCGTTGCCATCACTAAATATTTTCCAACGGTCTAGTGTATATGCAGCATCGTTATTATCACCCGAAGCAAACGTAGTGCCTCTTTGAGCTACTGCAAACTGACCGTTCTGAAGTTTGTTCTTGCCAGTAATACCACCAGATGATGCGCTGCCACCAAAGTCAGCTATATCCCTTGCTCTACTCATTTAAATCTCCTCAGGCCAATCATTAATTTTAGCAATGGTTTTTACTGTGCCATCTGAATTACGCGCATCCTCAAACAAAGCCATAAATGCTGTAAGGTTAGCTGCACCATTCAACGCTGTCTCTATCTCTGCACATTTAGTACGAACTGCATCTCTGTATGTAGTGACTGAACTAGGTATAGCTGTAGACTTTTCAGCGTTGCGAGTAACATACCAGTCATGCACTGCAAGCTTACTTGCCGCTGTTCGTTTTGTTTGTGCTACCCACACATATTTAAGACCTCGTGTTACACCCTGTGTGCCTGTCGTTGGGTCTGTAACAGCATCGCCATCTGCATCTACCCACAGTGTATCCGTTAGGCTTTTAGGTATGAGTGTGCCATCAGCCTGTCTGCCAAGATAAAACCTGTTATCAAATGCAGCCTCTGATGCTGGTGGGTCTTCCCAAGTGATGCCAATAGCAGACTTCTCGCTATCGCTATAACGCATCCAGACTTTAGGATACTGCGTACCATCTGTACCAGTAAACTCTCGTCCTTCTTTCAGGGTTGCCCCATTATATTTCCACGGCATTTTATATTCTCCTAAAAGGCATTAGCAAATTTAAATGGGCTATGAGCAAAGGCCATATAAACAAATGTTCCACCACTAGCGTTCACATATGCTTCTGACCCTCTAATTTTGAATCCATTGCTCAAGAAATCACGACCATATGCAGCGTCAGAGCTTTCTGCATATGTACCACTTGGAAACAAAAGACCATCCATTAAATTAAACGGGTTTCTTTTGTCATCCATAATATGCCAGTCAGCCGCTGCGTCTACTCTCTTGGACATAACAAAAGTTGGTCTGAATCCTGTGTAGACAAATGGCCCGTCATCGGCTCCATTTCCAGTGAAGGAACCTATAGAACTAAATCCTTCAATTTCTGCAAATACCCATGCCACATAATCTTCACCAGACTTATTAACGCTATCAACAGATGAGCCAGTATAACCAATTCTAGGCACTAAAGTTGTAGTGTTACTGCTATCAAAATCTGACCAGCCGCCACCTGCATAGTTTGTTGCTATATTAGCTTGTGCGTCTGTAAAATAAACCAAGTTATTATTGCTGGTCAAACCTTCCCACTTAATAAACCAATAAGACCCACCACCACTACCTGTGTCACGACTTTTGCTCATAACAAAAGCAGGTGTTTTACCTAATCCATGCCCAATAGTATGAGAGGTATTGCCAGTTCCCGTATATGTTAGTACACTAAATCCGGCATCAGCATTAGCCGATACGCTAGAATCAATACCACTTCCGTCTGTATTTGTTGAGGCACTGCCGCCGCCTTTCCAGTTCCAAGAGACATATCCTTCAGCGTTTGTATTATATATATCATCGTCACCAAGACTAAAGCCATCATCACCAAAAGCAGTCAAACCATCTGCGTTAGTACTCTCAGCACTGTTTGTATTAAACGTTAGTTCTTTTGTAACTCCACGAACACTATCTGTTAATGCATGAGCATCAGTAGTAGCGCGGTTTTTTATCCACGTCCAATCTGATTGAAATCCAACCCCTGTAATGCTTTGAGTGCTGCTATTTCCTGTATACAGCACAGTATTAAAATGGTCATCAGCTTGGGTGTCTTGTCCGGGGCCAATTGTTATGTCTTGTAGGTTGGATGTGCAAAGGGCTACAAAACCAGATGGCGGTGCATAATAAAAATCTCCAATACCATTACCATCGGCAGAGGCAGCAGAGCCGCTTGTTTTATTACCAGCAAAAGTATCATCTTGTCCAAAGTTTGCAACTACACCAGCACCGGAACCATAATTAGTTGTTGCAAAGGTGTACAAAGTAGATGCAATTAAATTTTGAGTGCCATTACTCATTGTAGAATTGTTTTTCCTAAACGTCACCTCACCATCATCTAAATTTAATGCAACACTAATAATATCCCCAGCAGCAAAAGTTGCGTCTGTGTCAGCGGTTTTACTACCTCCCGTATAAATATCATTAATGTCGTAATAAGCAACGTCAGGAGATTCATTACCAAGATACTCTTCAGGGTCTACATCTGTATCTGTCACCCCAACGCCAACTCTTGTGCCACTAGCATTGCAAGTGTGAACATAAAATTCCGCATACCATTTGCCGGAAATACCAGCAGGGAACATTGTTGCAACTTGAATTTCGTAATCGTTACCAGCAGAGGCATTTTTTAAATTACCTTCGGAGTAAACATTAGCGTTATACAACAAAGGATTAAAAGTAGCAAAAACATTCGTGGGAGAGTCTAAAACGACATCGGTTGCGGCTAGGTTGTTTGCAGTCCAGTCATTATTATTTCCTGAGACATCATTACCTATTGCACTGGAATCCGCAAAATCAAGATGGTAGCCATTGGTTCCAAATGAACCAGAGTACGCTTTAGGAACCCAAACCGAATCTTTAGTTTCTCCGAAAGCATCAGCAGTTTGAGTAACGCCATCCAACATAATAACTTCAGCAATATAAAAACTGGAACTTGGCATAGTACCAGACGCATCATCTCCTATTTCATTTAAACGACCATTTTGATTCATGCTGGTCATTACTGAGTTCAGCGCCGGAAAAAGTCCAAAACCAACAGAGGCGTCATAGTTTGTAGTATTTGTTACTATGTGTTCACCGTTCACATAAATTTTTATTCGGTCATTTTCTGTGCTTTGAGTTGTGTCATATTGCCAGACGAAATGGTACCAAGAAGAATAATCTCTAAATTTTCGGTAAGTTTTGCCATTGTTTCCACCATTTTGTGTATAATATAACAGAGCATCACCACGCTCAAACCCTAGCAGCGTGTATCCCTGCCCTGTGCCAGAACCAGCATTAACAGAACTTATTATACTAAAATCAGTGCTGCTAGAACCGTCACCTTCAGTTACTTTTTTAATCCAAGCAGAAAAAGTAAATATCTGATTGCTGTCAGCCCCAGCCCCCCAAGTTTTACTAAGATAACCAGCACCATCTATACGCAAAGACTGATTAATGGTGTGGCTATAAAACGAACCTAACGCACCACCCGGCGCACCTGCTCCTCCTAGTCCTGCGTGATTGCCTTTAATTATGCTCATTAAGTTAACGCACCCGATACTGATACTGCTATGGTATTAGAAGTGCCGCTATCAACACTGCAGTAATAAGCAAGGTGATACGTTCCAGCCGTTGTTAAAGCTGTAAGTGCAGTAGCATTAATAGCTATATCAGCATGGGCTGACACCGTATGACCACCGCTGTTAATTAAAAAAATATTACCAGATTGACCTGCATCGCCGTTAGTAAAAGTCAAAGTAAAGTTGCCTGATGGTGTACATTTAAAATCATTGCCAACAGACAAATCAAAGCTACCATCGTTGTCAGTGGTTACATGACCAACTGCCCTGCCACTAACGCCTACATCATTACCAAATGTAACATCTCCGGTAAATGTGCCGCCAGCGATAGGCACGGCATCACCAAGACCAAAAGTTCCAAACACGGTGACTTCTAATATGTCATTAGCTGACAATGCAGGACTTAATCCTGCAATTGTATTAGATGTACTAGTATTATAATCTGTACCCGATACAAGTAAAATACCGTTCAGATGCACAGTTACAACATTGCTAGTAGTAAATGACAATGACTTACTGTTATCATCTGAACCAGTTTTACTTGTCTCGCCCCCTGTTGCCGTATATACAAATTTTGTAATAACGGCAAAGTTGGGGTCACGACCTATATACGCCATTAAGTTATCTCCATGATACTTAGAGTAGAGTCAGCACTATTTGCAGTATTGGAAGTTACGCTAATAGTATGCCCAGCTTCCATTATTACTTTATTACCTGCCATAAACTCTAAAGATGCTCCTGCAAGAATGGGTACGTCCTTTACCAAAAAGACTGTAGATGCAGCACTTAACTTAATATCTACTGTAATTTGGCTTGCCGCAATATTTGCAATGGTCAGGCCAATAATTACAGTCGTTGTAGACGTAGGTGCAGTGTATATATTCATCAGCGCATTGGCTGCTGTGCCAGACCCATCAAACGTCTTTACTTTAAAAGTATTAGCCATGACCTGCTCCTTACGCTACATCATCAAGCAATGCTGCTACAATACAATTTACTGTGCTTGTAGAAGAAATTGCATGTATATCTGCAACAGTTGTGTTAGGAAGATTACCGTACCAAGAATGTCCGGCTTTAATCTTAATAGCATCACCTGCACTTGTAGAAGCAGTCCCTGCATCAAGAACTATGTAGACATCATTACTAGCGTCTGTGTTCTTAATAAACAAGAAGTTTACTTTATCTGCTGTTGCTACAGCAGTTGGTGCAGTGTCATCGTCTACAGCCGTATAGTCTGTAAAGTAACCTGCAATTAAATCTGTGCTTGAGTTAGAAACACTGGTTAGTTTATAATACCACTTGTCATTTGCATCTGCAGGTGCTATTGTCATGCTACCAGAAATAGTTTTGGCAATCTCATCAGGCAATACCGTTGCCTGTACGGTTACTGAGGCATCGTCTGCCATGATATATACTCCTATGTTATATCTAATATACTATAATTATAGCATAACTATAGTAATTTGTCAAGCCCTATTTAACTAGCCAAGGGCTATGGCTAAAGCTGTAGCATCCGCTGATGCAACTGCTGCACTTACTGCACCAATATCTGAGAGAACTTCTGAGGTAGAACGACTCTCTAATCCACTTGCAGTAAATCTAGCGTACTCATCATCAGCTACAGAAGCGCTATCAATCTTAACTGCATTAGTATTTGATATACCGAATGTTAAAGAAGCCTGTGCGCCAATATCCGAAAGAACCTCAGATGCAGAACGGCCTTCAATAGTTGTTCCATCAATACGAAGAAAGTCATCGTCTACTGCGCCACTTGTAAAGGTAGCCACGTTTCCGCTAGAAATACCACTACTTGGTACATCAGACGTTAAAGCAACTGTACCTGTAGAAGTTGGTAAGGTTACTGTTACGTCACCCGTAGTAGCTGGACCTATTAATGTAACTTTATTAGTTCCACTATCACTGTCTTCAAAGAACTCTAAGAAACCTGCACTAGTAGCACCGTTTTTTAATTGTATACCTGCGTTAGCTATAGGTGTAGTTAGAGTTTTATTTGTAAGAGTATCCGTGGTTGCTTTACCAACGAGTGTGTCTGTTGCGGCTGGTAAAGTTAGTGTAACATCTCCTGAGTAAGTAGAGTGGGCAGAAGATTGCAGCGCAGTATAGTGTGCGTTAGAAGATTCACAGTAGAACTTTATGTTTGAAACAGCACCGCCGTTCTTTAAATCAATAACGCCACTCTCTATGCCGACATTACCGTCTAGTAAAACCTGTCCAGTACCTTTTGGTGTTAGCTTTAGACTAACATTAGTATCGTCACCCGTAGCTGATATTTCAGGAGCATTGCCTGTAGCAGCGTTAGTTACATCAATTTGATTGACTGCAGAACCTGTTGTCTGAAATATAATTTGTTCATTGCCACTTTCGTCAGCAATAAAGTGAGCATCATCAATAAGTATATTTTGACTATTTGTATCTAAATTTCCACCAAGTTGTGGAGATGTATCCGCTACAACATCTGTTAGACCACCTGCTGCTGACACTAAGTTTGTTACAGGAACTTTCCTAAGAGCAGTAGCAGAGTTGTCGTAGAATAAAAGTAAATCGTTAGATGTATCAATGGTAGTTTCTTGCGTCTGCCCTGTAATAACATTAGCATTAAGCATAGAGCCTTCTACTGCTGCACTTGCAATAGTGACTGCACCTGTACCTGCCATTGTAACATCGCCGGAGATAGCCACAGGATTATAGTTTGTGCCATCGCCAACAAGCATGTGACCTGCTGTATTAGTGTTCATAGTGATGTCATCGCCTGTAACAGTCAAGTCACCAGTTACAACAACATCTCCGCTAAAGGTAGCTTTACCTGCAAGAGCCATATCAATGTCAAGAGCAGTAATCCCAGAAGAACCATCTGTACCCTTGATAGCAAAGTTTTTATCTGCAGTGCTTACTGTAAGTTCTACGTCAGATGAATTATTAGCAATGTCAAGTATAGATGTGCCATCATCTTTAAATATTACATTTGCACCACCAGCATCCAGAATAATGTCAGCGGTAGCGTCTAATGTAATATCTGCTCCACTGTCAATTTCAGCTATTACAGGAGTTGTGAGAGTTTTGTTTGTGAGAGTTTTGGTAGTTTGAGAAAGGTAGGTATCAAAAGTATCTACAGTTGTCTGGCGCATTGTACCGCCATCGTTAGTAACAATACCGTCACCACCTGCTACGGCTGTTGTTCCAGCGGATGTATCACCATCTACTAAATTTAATTCTGCAGTTGTAGAAGTTACCCCATCTAGTATATTTAGTTCAGCAGCAGTGGATGAAACATTAGTACCGCCAATGTCTAACGTAGTCATAGACACTTCGCCAGCTACAGTAAGTATTCCAGAAGCTAGTGTAAGTAAATCAGTGTCACCTGTGTGTCCTATGTTTGACCCGTTGATAGCAATGTTATCTACAACTAGATTAGTTATAACACTATTTGCACCAATAGTTACGCCATCAATAGTACCGCCGTTAATGTCAACCGTGTCTGCTACAAGTGCGTCTGTAGTTACTGTGCCATCAAAAAAAGCATCTTTAAATTCTAAAGACGCTGTACCTAAATCAATATCATTATCAGTAACAGGTACAATAGCACCATCTTGAAAACGAAGTTGTTCTACTGACGAGCCAGCACCACCCGCATCAACAAATAGTCCTACACGATTATTGGTATTGTCAACAACAACTTTATTTAATGGCGTGGCTACACCGGGGTCTCCAATTAAACCAATAACTGGACCTTCTGCTGTTGTACCATCATGCTTGTGTCCGGTTGTGTTTACAAAAGACGCTAGTAACTGATTGAACTCATCGTTACTATCGGCTGCTTGAATAACATCTCCGTCAGCAAACGTAGATTGTCTGGTGTAACCTGCCATAAATTATCTCCTTGCGTCAGGTTGAAATTCTAATTGAAATCCTTTTAAAGAGTAAGGTGCGGATGTACCCCTGTCATTTACTCTAAGTGCTATTGAAAATCCACTGCCTTCAATTGGTTGTCTTATGATGGGATTAATCTGTCCACCGTAAGTTGCTGTGCCATATAGAGATGAACCATATACAGCAACAACAGAAGTGTTTAAAAATGGATACGCTGCTGGTCTTGGCGCAGTTCCTGTTTCGTAATCATATCTAACAAACAAGTCAGCATTGACAACAGCTTCAGGTGCATAGTTTATTATTACTCTTTGAAATCTTTTCCTGATACCAGCATCGCCCATGACTAAATCAGGAGAGCGATATTTACCAGTTACAGTATTTCCATCAAAGTTATTACCCTGTTCCTGTCGATAGACGTAACCATCAAAGTCACCGTGTAATACTATGCTGTCTCCTGATACAACTACGCTATCTGTGCTGTTTGCTCGTATTCCTTTTAAGTCTGCAAACTCGTAGTTTTGATTTCTCTTAACACATATAACACCTTTTGTATTATCTCTTCCTATGGATGCATTTGAAAAGAAAAGTCTATACTGTGTCTTGTCTGGTATAACTACGCTGTTAAATTCATCTACGTTTGAAACACCGTCAAACCTTTGTTGTATCACACGACTAATTGTACCTAGCTCAACATCTCCAATTTTCTCTGAAGCAGCTACTGTGCGTAATCCATCCTTACCTAAGAATATTAAATCACCTGCAAATTCTTGTATTGTAAATCCGTTGATACACCCTATCTCTCTGGTTACAGGTTGCAGAACAAAATCAGATATAGTGTTCCCTACTAGTTTAAAAATTCTTTCTTCGCAAAATATGTATAGCTCATTACGATAAGGATATAAAGCCGTAATAGTATCGTCTACCTGTATACTTCCTGCGCCATTGGCTGGTGAAAAATCATCGTCTGTATACGGAGAAGTAAATATAACTTCCTGTGGACTTGCAGACATGCCAGCAAAAAATAAAGCGTTTTTAAAACCTGTTACATACTTAGGGTTTGCTGGAGAGTTTGCTGCAGTTAGGTCCGTTACTGTACTATTATCATACTTTGAAGCTGGGTTAGACCCATCAGCCCACACTATAAAGTCTGTTCCCCCTAAATTGTATCTAAAAAAAGTATACCTTCCTGCATCAGTTCTGCCTGTATCTATCTGCGTCCAGCTACCAGTTGATGCTCCTTTATGTACTTTACCACCTCTTGCGGCAATAACATTGCCCTTAAAGTAGGCTGACATTAAAACAGGTTCTGCTGAACTGGCATCTTGCGGAACTATGTTAGAGTTCCATTTAGCGTAGCCAGATATTCTACGGTATCCACCTGTAATAGCAGGTTCAAAGTTTTCTAGTTCAGTCGCTGTACCGGGTTGTTGTGCAAAGGGTGTTTGGTTTAGTATTAAACCCCCTTCACAAGCAAACATGTATGGGTTAAGGCCGGAAGTATCTGCCATATTGACCTCTAAAATCCAGCTACGTTAATACCATATCTACCGGAATGGGGGAGATAAGTTGACCTCACATAGTCTGTCCTGTTTAATAGGATTGATTGCATATGCTTAATACCATCTTCAAATCTAGCAAAGTTAATTCCGTAGTGCTGTGCCTCGCCTCTGTACTGATAAGCATGAGCAGTTGCCCCATCTGCAACAACCTGTCTAAATTGTTCAGGTACAGTAGGGACATCCGTTGCAGCGGTCAGTGCTGTGGGACGAGAGTAATATTCATACTTTAATGTGTATGCTTTGTCTGGGTAAGGGTATAAGCCGTAGTTATTATCGGGCGTTCTAAATACATAGGATGGAACGCCACCGACATCTGTTGTTGTTTCTTGACTAATATGTTTATCTATATATTCTTTATAATCTATTACGCGCAACGTAACGGCATCAACACCAAGTGTGTTATCTTTGCTTATACGAAAGGTTTCGTAATCTACGTGCTGTGTTCCTGTTGGAATAGTATAACGAGTTTGTGCCGCTACAAGTGTTTCTGTTTGTGTAGCATGGCTAAAAGGCCAACCAAACTCTCTTTGATTAATATAATTAATGGCATCGTTTACTGCGTTTTGACATTGTATTTGAAATCCTCTAGCCGAAGTAAAACTAGCTGCTGTTAAAGCTGGCTCATTCATACGGGCAAGAACTTCGTTTGTCAAACCTAGATAATCGTATGCCATATTAAATCCTTTAATGAAAGTGAGGGGGCAAGTTGCCCTGCCCCGTCACATTATATTTACGCTAATGCGTCACGGTCTACTTCGTTAGCAGTCATATCACCGGGGTCATCCACATCCAAGCAAACAGCAAACATACGGACTTTACCACCCGTTGTTGTACCTGTCATCGCTTGAATTTCAATGTCAATGGTGTCAGCAGTGCCACCAATAAGAACAGGAGTTTGTCCTGCCTTAAATGCGTAGTCACCTACAGATGCTCCATCAAAGTCAAATCCGTCAACAAAGTTATCCAAGTCTCCACCAGTAATACCGAAATCAAAATCTGTATCGGTTGAAGTTCCTGCATGAGCAGCAGTTACCTCAAGACCAGCACACATGATGAGAGTATTAGCCGGAATAGTCAGACCGGGAATCACATCGTTAGCAGCAAGGGCAGTACCCTTATCTGTTACAGCCGTTGCAAAATTTAACTCTGCTGAAAGCAAATAAGGTTTACGACCACGTGCATCATTTCCTCGTGCTACAGAGGTAGTATTATCACCAAGAGCCATAATTCAATCCTCCTTTAAGCTAAGTTATAAGCAGCAGTCACAATTGCTTCTGGGCGAAGAATCTTGCGACCATACAAATGCATACCACGGACAATATCTGCGAAGCTGTCCGGGTCGCGATAGGTTTCAGTCTTATTAATCTGCTCTGCAGTTGCAACAGCAGAAGAATGACCAGCAACGATTACACCCATGTTAGACGTGTTTGAACCACCAGTAGTTGCAGGGCCAGTGCCGAGCGAAGGTAGGTTGTTTGACGTATACACTTGGAAACCGTGTAGGCTATTCAAAACAAGACCATTCTGTAGACCAGAACCACCGAAGTCAGAGTTCAGAAGACGTGAATCTTCGTCCTTCAGTATTTCGATGAATACAGGGTCAAGAACAAGCCAGCGTCCGTTGGTATCAACATTTTGTTGGTCCATAAGACGTGACATACGTGCAATGATTTGCAAAGCAAAAGCATTACCTGTAGTGCCTGACTTAGTAGCAGTGGCTCCACCAGCACGTGCTTCCAGACCAATGGACTGGTTAGCTGTACCTGCGGTTCCGTTTGACTGCGTAAAGTCAGATGCATCCAAAGACATGGAAGCAAGTAGTTCAGCACCAACTAAGTTAGCACCAGCAGAAGCTGTAGTTACAGCCTTTGCACCATTAACAGTAGTGTTAACAGCAGAAGCAACAGCATGTAGCTGTGCTTGCTTAAAGCCTGACAGATAGCCAAGAACATCTTGGTCAAACTGGTCGGCAAGGCGATACGCTGCACGGTCACTTGCCAGAGACTGGAAGTTTACGTGAGAGTGTGCCTCTTCAATGTCATCCACCTTGAAAGCAAAGTAGTTAGCTTTGTCAATCGTAAGGCTGAACTCTTCATCGTCAAGGTCTTGCGGGGTAATAGTCGTACCACGAGCATACTCCTTGACTGTGATTTCCGGTTCCTTGATAATCTTAACGGAATCACCCATTTGCGCAATTTCACCAAAGTAGTCATTATTGGTGATTGCTTCAACAATAGATGCCTTGCGGAAAGCAAGTTGCACCTGTTTGCTGTAAATAACGGGTGAAAAATTACCGTTAGGGAGATTACCATATCCGGCTGCTGTAGAAAAAGCCATGATTATTTCTCCATTTTGGCATTCACAGATGCAAACTTTAAGACGTTCAGAGGCTGCTTTATTTGGGTGTGACTGTACGGGTCAGGCCAAATTCTTCAGGTAATCCGTGAGACTGTTCTGTTTGCTGATATGTGTAACACTATCGCGCAATAATGTTACACGTTTGTATGACTATAGTTATACTTATAAATAACTATTTGTCAACCTTTTTTTCTTTCGGCACTTCAATAAAGTTCATATTCATGCTGAAAGACCTACGCTCACCTTTTGTATAGAAAGGATATACGCAGTGAAATAGATGTGATGGAAATACATAGAAGTCACCAACTTGTGGTTTTACTATAAAATTTGTACAAGCATATCCTGCTGACGTACCTGCTGCAAATTGTATATGTCCATTAGAAGGATGGTGGTCTTTGTAATCCTCTTCCCATTCTTTCTCAATTCCTTCTGGAAGTTTAAGATAACCCACACAAGATAATCTTGAACCTGTGTGGATATGTAAAGGGTTATACTCGTTTTCAAATTGTCGTACAAACCAACCGGAAACTACTTGCAAACCGTAGTTAAAGTTGTCTGTGTCCAATCTCTTTGCACCCATAGAGTTTCTATGGTCTGAGTACGCTTGATACTTACCAATAAACTGGCCTAGCCCCTTTTGTGCAATTGATATAATATCATCATCAAATGCTAGTTCTGCTGATACTTTGCCAACTAGCTGGTCAGAATAATCATCCAGCTTGTCAGACATCTTATCGTTTAGTTGCTTAACCAACTCATTTGGCATACGATAGTATCCCATAGTTGGTCCAAAAGGAGCGAATAAATGTAGGTCACTTTCCGGCGTATATATAATGCTCATCGGGCTGACCCACTCACATCGTACACAAATTTACCACTGCGAATAGCTTCCATTATTTCGTCAGCATTCTTTTCGTATTCCTGTGCTGACATTTTTTGTACTTCAGATTCTTTTAGATAGGTACTTGATTCACTATTTTGTGGCTTGCTACGAGAGTTTTTTGTAGCCACAGATTTAGCTGCATCTTTATCTGACTTAGGTTTTTCTTTACCAATCCCCATGTCAGCTTTGTATAGGTCTATAGCTCTAGCGGCAGAACGTGCATCATTGTCATTGTCATACAGAGCATCTTGTACCCACTTTGGTTGCTCATCTGCCCAATTGTGAAAATCGTCACTTTCTCGTATATCACCAAAGTCAGGGTGTATGCGCATTAATTCTGCTTCAGCTTTTTCTTTTGTAGCACTAGACTGCAATTCATCAATTGCTTTCATACGCTCTTCAAGAGCAGTAGATTGTTCCCTAGCTTTTTTGGTAGCAATTGTTTCTACTATAGCTGCTACGTCTGGGTAGTCTGCTGCCCACTGTTCAATGTCTTCATCAGACTTAGGTAGCTTCATTTCTTTCTGAGCAGCTTTACTTAGTTGAGATTTAAGTGCTTCTATTTCTTTTTTAAAATCTTCAGACTGCTGCTGTTGATGTCTACGCAAATCAGAATAACGCTTCTTAAATGTTTTTTCTTCTGCGTTCTTAGGCTCTTCTTCAGGTTCTGGTTTTTCTTCTACCTCACCTTTTTGTTCTTTCATCAACTGTTCTAGTTCTTCTTCTTCCATCTTGCGTTTTTCTTCGTTACTATATTTACGATTTGCAAACGCAATTTTCTTTTCGGGCTTCATTTCTTCAGCCATGATTGTAGCTTCTTCAGCCATTGTACTTCTCCTTGTTGGGGCCACTGTAGCCACACTGTCGGGTGTGGGGAGTGAGTAGCCAACATATTGTGGATTATTTTCTAGAAGCTAATCCACTTCGCTTCATTTGTTTGGCTAGACCGCCGGATTTAAATGCTGCTTCTGAACCCATGCCACCAAAGTCACCGCCAATACCGCCCGGTGCGCTGCTGCCATCACTGCCGCTAACGTCCTTATTATCAGCCGCACCGCCCTTGTCTCTTTGATAGGCTTCAAGAGTTTCTTGCATCGTAGTACGGTCTTGCTGAAGTGAGGCTTGTTTTGCAGCTTCTTTGTTTGCTTCGTCTCTTTGGTCGTCTTTTATTTGGTCAACACTAAGAGTTCCACCTTTTTTATACCCTAATTGTTCAGCATATTTATTATATTTAACTTGCCCTGCTGGAGATATTTTGTCAAACTTGTCTTTACTTATCATACCGCCAGCCCAGCCAGTGTCTATAGAAGCTGTCGTAGCTTTACGCCAATCTCCAAAACTTCTGTACGACCTGCTTCCAAGTTCAGTTACAGCGGCTTCACCCGTGTTTGGGTCAATAGCTAAACCTTGTTTACTAAAGAAACCCCCAGTCGCAGGGTCAAAATCACCAGCGCGATTATTAGTACCCATAGATGCATATCTTGTTGGGTCTACTCCTAGTTGTGTTCTTAAAGCTCTTAGATTACGGGCTGTTTGAACAGATGCTGGTAAAAGTCCTGAAGCTGGTGATAAACTCGGTGAACCGGGGGATGGTTTTCCCGGTAAACGGTCGGCTTCGGACATAGTTGGTAGTTCCGATAAATCCTTTGGACCAAAAGGAGCAGATGGACCTCCTAATGGAGTAGGTAAAGACTCCGGGTCTTTTTGAAAAAAAGGTGCTATCTCTGGTACGCCTAATAGCTCTCTTATTAAATTACCGCCCGGAATTATACTCATTAAGTCAAAACCCCTTCTTCCTGAAATAGCAAATCTATCTTTATTTGTTTCTTTGCCCTCTCTAAAATCTTTTAAAGTTTGCCCACCTACAAAAGTATTATTAATTTCACCACCATCACCAGTGTCTTGACCAGTTTGAGTTTGTCCCATTATTGGGGTTACAGTTGTTTCTGAAGTTTTTGTGTCTGTAGGCTGGTCTGCCATAGGCGTATATCCTTCAGGCACAGGATAAATAGGCTGACCATTCTTAAAAGGTATTTGTAAAGTTTGCCCAGCATCATTTTGATATGTGCGAAGTTCATCATACTGCCCTGCTTTTTTACCTACTGTTTCTGCGAAGGTTGGTAAATTAGTTGTTTGCAAAGCTGTCGTATACTGTGGACCAGTAAACTGTGTTGGCTGGAAAAATGGAGTAGCACCACCATAAGGTGTGAAACCTGTAGGTTGCCCTTGATAATTTTGAAATCCTGTAATGCCTGTTGAGCCTGTTTGATATACTCCTGTCATTGGATTAACTTGATTAGGCGAAGATGGGGGTACATATCCACCTACATTCATTTCTAATCCGTCATCTTCTATATCTAGGTCATATTCATTAAAAGGTAAATTGTCTGGCATTGTAGCTTCTTCACTATTACCCATCTGACCCATAGCTTCCATTTCAGCTAAACCTTGCTTGGCCTCTTGCCGCATACGCATTAAATTTTCAAGGCCAATGTAACGTACCACATCTGCGGGTACAACAAACTCGCCTTCACTAAGTTGAGCAGGAATGTCATCACGTACTTCTTCTTGTGTTGAACCGGGTGGCACATCATTGCCAGACACAGGGTCTGTTGTACCGCCTTCATCCATGAGACCACCGTCATCAAAGAGTTCCATTTGTTTAGGCATACCGCCTTTTGCAAAACTATAATCAGCTTTTAACTTTTTATATTCTGCTACAAATTTTTCTTTTTCTTCATCCGTCATGTCTTTATGTTTACCTGCTGCAAGCATGTTTTGCATTTCAGTAAATCTATTTTTAGCTTTAATACTATTTTCTAAAGAATCTTGTGCCGCTTGTGACGCATCATCAACATTCATATCTTTAGTGCGTTCTCTTTCTGCAGCCAAACGAGCAGCCTGTTCATCTGTCATGTTGCCACTTTTAATACGAGTGCCTTCATCCGTTTTTTCTATGGTTGTTTTATATTCAGCCATTGACTGCATCCCTTAATGTTTTAATACTACGCAACACCGCAATTGCTCCCTGCGCACGGTGCATTAATACTGTACTATCGCCTTGTTCTAAAGTACGATGTTGTTGTTCGATAAGCATATCTAAATACTTACTGAAGTGGCCCCATTGGCGGCTGTTGCTGACCAGCGGCTTGAGTTTGCTGAGTATTTCCTTGTTGTCCACTTGCACTAAATCCTTGTTCACCCGGAACAGGAACTTGTCCTGTACCTATATTTCCACCACCTGCACCTGTTGGGTCCATTGGATTAGCACCCGGTGGTGCTTGTCCCTGCTCCGGCATTGGAGCTTGGAAGCCCTTCATAATTTCTGCTTGCAGTGCAGCTTCATCCATATTGTTGGTAACTTTGTCTGGGTCTAAGTCCATAGACTTTGCAATCTCTCGTATTACATATTGGAACTTAGCAAAAGGAGCGAGTGCAGGGTTACTCGCAATTTGTAGGAACTGCATGAGTCTTTGGCTGCGCACTTCGTTTGCCATAAGACTTTCAGTACCACGAGCTTTAACTTCTAAGTCCCCTTTTATTTCAGGGTCAAAGTCAAACTGCATGTTAAATCTAAATAGTCCCTCCCCTAAAGGACGAAGAAGATAGTCATCCACATTTTTAATAACTGTTTTTGTACCACCTTGAGCCGCACCCATCAACATAGAAATACCAGAGGCAGTACGACCTACTCCTGTAACTCCTGTTTGTCCATGTGCAAAAGATGGAAAGCCTGTACTTTCATCTGCTAATACACGAGCTTTATCAAACAGCATCATATTCTCTTGTGCTACATTTGGAAACTTTGTACCAAACAATGCCTGTCCCGGTGCGCCACCTTGTCTACGAAATATCTTACCCGGATATATAGACAGGTCTTGACCCGGCACTAGGTTTGTTTCATCTACCTCTACAATTAAATTGCCTGACAATACTGCATTGTCTACAGCCATACGCATAAAGCCATTCATTAATGTCTGCGTATCATCCATGTTTTCAGCAATACCAATACCAAAGAAAGAGTATGGGTTTAGTTCGTAAGGAGAAGCACAGTAAGGTATCTTAGAAGGTTTAAATGGATTAAGAACCATGCGAAGCAACTTACCACCACAAATCCAAACATTGGCTTGCAACTCATCAAACTCTTTTAATTCTTTTGGAATCTTTACGTCGTGTTCTTCAAGTAACTCTACATCTACCATTCCCCAATATTCTAATACTTCAAAACGGTCAATGCCATGTTCGGGTGCGTAGTCAGTTAAATCTTCTTCCCAGTATTTTTTAGTATAGTTTTCGCCTGTAGCAATAACTTCATCAATAACACCACTTCTAAAATAAGGACGCTTTTTAAGATTACGCAATTGTGTACGTGACATTTTGTGTCTCTCAATTACGTACTGTGCTTCGTCCATATTATTGGCATCTGGGTCTGGATAAAAGTTCCAAACAGAAACATGGTTTACCTGTGGTATTGTTTTAAACATTGGGTCATATTCACCATCATCACTCCAATTAGGATATTCTTTGTCAACGGCAAATGGGCCTTTCATAATACCTGTACCAAATAAAGCCATTTCAAAAGCTGCGCTACGTAGATGTTTAGTTGCGCCAGACTCTTCTAGTTGGTCATGTATTTTCTTTTGCATTTTCTTTGCAGCAATTAAAGCAGGACTAAATGCAATAGCCGTAGGTGTTTGACCCGGACCTTCTTTTAATTTATCTTGTATTGGCTCAAGTTTATTTTCCAATACCCCAAGTTTTTCTTGGAGACTTTGGGCTGTGGCACCCGCAGGGAAATCCATTCCATCTCCCGAAAAACCATAGGGACTAGAAAGTGCAGTCTCACTACGCAATTGTTCCGGTTCTTTAGGGTCAAAATGTACATCTGCTACAACCCCCTCTGGTAATTCTGTTGGTTCAATAGATAAAGGAAAACGCTGATTAGCAAATAAGACATCAACAATTTGTCCATATGCTGCCAGCGTTTTTGTTTTTGTTACTTTAATAAATACACGAGACTTTTCAGATTCGGTAAACTGCACATCAGGACCATACAAACCACGATAATTCCTATACGCACGAAGCCAACGCTCTTCATCGTGGTATCTGTAATCTTCTGATTTTTTATATCTTTCAGTAATAAAGGGAATAATATTACTTACATCAATATCTGTTTTAGCTGTATCATCTGTATCTTCCAGAGCGATAGCGTCATCTTCAATCATAATTTCATCTTCAGCCATTATACTTCCTTTGCTCCTACGATAGTGCATTTATAATCTACGGACTTCCAATGCCCGTCTTTAGGAATCTCTTCGTGTATTTGTTTCATTTCTATACATTGCGGTTGTTGTTCAAACCACTGTATTGTCTGTGTTCCACAAGAACTTGTATCACACACAGTTAATAATAAAGTCCAAATTACTTCCATCTTAATATCCAAATGTTGTGTCTGCTACTTGCATACCCCCACTTGGTCTACCCATTGGGTCGTAATCAAATATACTAAATCTTGGTCTGCTCATTATACCATATCTTAACGCATCATACAAGTGGTCTTCACTCTTTGTATCCACGTCTTCGGGATTTTTTTTGTCCAGTGGTATGGCGGGAAGTTGGGATATGACATTTGTGCAAGTATCAAAGAAAACAAGTCTAGGCTCCTCTGTAAATTCATCTATCTGTAGTCTTCGGTGTATTTCGTTTTTACCCGCTATACGACTACCTCTACTTCTATCTGATGGTCTCCAACGACAACCTTTGCTAATCATTTGTTCTGCCAAAGAAGGACCAGTATCGCCACGTTTATGCCACAAAGAACTATCCAGAACACCGTACTTAATATTACCATCGCCAGCCTCTAAGTCCAATATCATATCTGCCAAATCTGTGGCAAGGACTTTGCTAACGTACAGTTCTCTATATACCACAAGCTGTTCATCAGGTGCAACAGCAATCCAAACAACACCAGACTTACTACCGTAACCATAATCACAAGCCCTAAACTTAACCCAGTTACTAGGAATACGGAAAGGCTCAACAACATGAACATCACGATTAAATTCTGTAAAAGCCGCACCTTCTTTAATATCCCAGTCTCCGTCAAGGAGTTGTCTTCTTTGTTGCTCTGGCATTGAGAGTAGCATGGCTTCGTAATCACCCGACTCTGCAAGATACGGATTGTCGGAAAGTCTTGCGGGTATAAAACGTCTTTTGAATAAAGGTCTTCCAGCTTTTGCATGACCTGATGGGTATCTGAGTACTTCTCCTGTTTCGCTATCTGTTGCATCGTAGGCTCTATTATAAGGGGCTGGGTCAATAAATATTTTTTTAACCCACTGATGACCTCTACCGCCGGGGTTGGTCGTAGCCCTCATAAATATTGGCAAGTCTGGTGCAGTGGACCGTAGACGTGACCGCATGTAATTCCATGCGTAAGGTGTGGCCCATTGTGTCAACTCGTCAAAACCTATCCAGCTAAATGCTAGACCCTGATAGCGCAAGACATCATCATCTCTGTCGAGATAAGACATCCACAACCTTGCGCCAGATGGTGCAGTCCACTGCATCTTTCTTTCTGACCACTTAATACCGGGCCAGATTTTCGGGTACAACTCCTGCGACTTAAATATAAGTTCGCGCAACTCCTCTGTGGTGTGTCGCAGCAGAAGCCCACTAAACTGTGGATGCCCCATGTATCGTAGTGGGTCTGCAAGCATGGCATAACTTTTGCCACCACCTGCTGAACCACCATACAAAACTTCTCTTTCACTTGCAGCCAAGAACTCCGTCTGTGGTCCTACGTTTGGCTTGAACAACACATTAGCGTGTTCTTCTATGCTTTGTGTTTCATATGAAACTTCTTTAATCTTAGCTGCTGGCTTTGGAACCTGTTCTTTGGTTACTGATTTCTTCCGCTTTGGCGATTGCCGTTTTCGCATATTCTGCCCACTTGCGGAGGCTTGCAGCTTGATTCTTACGTCTTCGCTCATACTGTAATCTTTTCCTCAATCCTACATGCGAGATATATCTGCCAGTCTGTGTACTCAACCAGTTAGCTACTTCACGATAGCTGTATTGATTTACGTGTGACCTAGCTTTCTCTAGCAAGTCCAATTCTATTTGGATAGGTTGAAGAATGTCAGGGTCTTCATCATCCTGTTTATATCCGAATGGTACAGTACGTGCAATACGTGGGATAGGTATCCACTCGTTTTCTTCTTTGATGTCTGTTGGCTGTGGTAGCTTCCACTTGCCTATGCTGCGTGTCATCTAGGTTTATTTTTTTTCTTAGCACGATTTTGTAATGCTTTAAGTGGGGCTTTTGGTCTTAAAACTGCATCAACACTTTTATTATACTTTTTAGCTATTCTCCTAGCTTCTGCTTCTCTTGCAGCATCCGTCATTGCTTTACCTTTCAATGCACGTACTTCTGATTGAAAAGTTGGTTTTTCTTTTGGTGTTGGTGTTGGTTTTTTAATTTTAGGTGCTTTTTTTGCCGCTTTTGTGACTCCCCGTAATATTTTAGTTATAGCCATTAGTCATCATCCTCTTCTATAATAGCTTTAGGTGGCATAAGCATGACACCCCCTGATGCTTCTACCTGCATCTTCTCTGTCTTAACCAAGCCTACACGGTCAAGCAGTTCTTTAGCTGCAGACATCTTATCACGAATACCCAACTCAGTCGGGTCATACAAAGCACCTGTCATCGCCATCGCAGCCTTCGGCGCATTACGAGCCATGTACATTTGTGTTGCCTCAAGGATTTCTTCTTTAAGACCTTTAACAATTTCCGAAGTGCCAGAAGTGTCAGCATATCCCGCCATCTTTTTTGCCATTACCATATCGCCACCTGCCTCTTCAAACAGGACGTTTAAGAACGCTTGTTGTTTTTCTGTAAGTTCTCTAGCCATTAATCCAATGCTTTCTTAATAAAATCTACTACCCTATAAGGGTCTAAAAATTTAGTAGGTTTTTTCTTTTTGCCGACATAAGTTTGTGCGCCAGTACCTGCTCTTGTTGGCTTTTTTTCATTGATAAAAATTTTTTCATACTTGTCCGACATTAAAATTCTCCGTTGTGCATAGCATTAGCCAACTTAGTAGCCCTGCCTTTTACTTGTGTTGCCCATCTGCTGTCGAGCATTTCTTTTGCTGCGGTAGGATAGTCTTCCGCTTCTATAGCTGCCCACATCTTTTTAAACTTACACAATCTAGGCACGCCCATATTAAATGCCATATCTATACATATAAGCTGACGTACAGAGTCCAACCTGTCTACGCAAGGATGCGCACGTAACAGTTCTTCCTCGACAATCTGTACGTCATTCTCTGCTAGATAGACCGCATCAGCTTCGGTGATTCCGTATTCATACACGTGATTAATAGACGGAATATCTAAATCGTCTAGCTCTTCTTTAGTTATACCACGGTCTTCTAGGTTTCGTCCAATACCAATAGTATCAATTCCCAATGTATCTTTATACACCTGAAGGCGCAGACCCTCATGCTTTATCAATTCTTTTACTAGGTCGTGTCGGTCGTACTTCATTTTCCTTACCCTCGTGATTCATCCATACCGCAAATGCACCTGTCATGGCCCCCGTGACTACACTCACTAGTGCCGCTTGCTGACTTGTTGGGTCTTGCAGTGTCATGAACCACTCCACTACTCTCCACGCTGATACCGACATCATTAGCATCATTAGTCGCGGAATCAGTTTCCACTCTAATATTTTCTGCGCTGCCATTATTTTTTACCAAAGAATTTTGTCGCACTACGAACTCCAAAAGAAGCGGCAACGATGACTCCAAGTGAGTACTGATACCACTCAGGCATTTTGTTGAGTTGTTCAAATCCATTTCTTACCACATCTTCCATACCCGGAATGAAAGCTAATATTAATGGTATACTAAATAAAATTACTAGCCACTCGTCTTTCCAACTTGAAGACGAAGCACGAGCCATTTCAATGTCCCAATCAATTTCTCCAGTGGCTTTCTTCTCCATGATAGCTGCTTCAGCCACAGCTTTTGCGACTTTAGTTTTAGCATTTGCTTTTGTTTGTTCAACTTTGCCATCCATCCAACTCCCTGCTATATTAGCAATCGGACCTATCAATGCTGTCCACATTAACCTACTCCTCGTCTGAACTGCGCGGTTTTCTTTTGTATCTTTTTAGGCTGCTTGACGAACTGCTTACCAGCACGAGTTCCTTTTCTTTTAGCAGCGGTGGTGGCTGCGTACTCTTGCGAAGAAAGCGACTTGATAGCCGCCTCTGGTAAGTAACGTTCACCCGTTTTGGCTGATGGTTTACCACTCTTGGTTCTCCATTTCTGTCCCGTCCAGTTCTTTAAACTCTGTTGTGACTTTTTAAGTGCCATGTTTAAGTTATACCACTATCTTATACGTTTGTCAAGAGAAAAATAAATAAACCTATTGCTATAGCACCTATTACACCCACGCCCATAGCCAGTTTAATATTTTCTATTATTTCTTTTTGCCGCCGCATTACTTCTCTTCTAGCTTTTGCTGCAGCCTCTTTTGCTTCTTTTATACGTCTAGCCCGTAAGTCTACTATACTCTGCCATGTGCCGGGGCCAAAGCGCATATCAACAAGGGTACGCATTTCTTGTAGTTTTTCTTTTGCTATACGTGCGTCTATTACTTCTTGGGCTACTGACTCTATACCAAACTGGTCTCCAATGCCTACACCAGATTTCTTAGCCCTTTGTTGCTGTACTTGTTTTTCGCCCTCAAGAAGATTGTCTACGTATTTAGCAATCTCGCCTATATCGTTGGCGGTATTAATGGTAGATTTAATACCATCTACGGCACTCTTTACCAGTGCAATACCCGCAAGGGTTTCTGCAATCATCTCTGTTCCTCATTGGTTGGTTAATTAGTCGCACTTATCTTTTCCTGCACAGTCTTTGGGATAACAATGCACTTGCATAGAGTAGTAGTCATTTTGGTAACTAGCTGCCCATTTATTATCTTGTAACATATATTCACATTGTTTTTCAGTCATAGGTTCTTGTAATGCGAGTTGTCCTATATAATGGTCTGTAACACCATCACTACCCCACATACTTATGACCATTATCCACTCTTTCATTACGCTGCCAGTGCGGGATTACTGGCATCTACCTGCATCCATTTAGACCACTCTGCATAATAGTGTCTCATGCCTACTTCATCGTGGATTGTACTATTCTCATGTCTACCATGCAAGATGTTACGAGGTTCTGTACCTTCTCGCATTGTAGTACCCTGACCTGCTACACCTAGTAAGTCTTCGTGCAGGTTTCTACCAAACGGCCCCCATATAGAGTTGTGATGCTTTATACGAGTAGCTCTTTCTTCGGGGGTGTCTTTCTTTAAACCATATCCACGGAACTCAATCAATACTTTGTTTGGTCCTAGTGGTGTTACGCTGTCGCTACGATAAGCACTCCCACGTAAGTTGAAATTAAATCCGGGGAATAAGTCAACCATATACCATTGGTTGGGCGGCAGATTGGGAAAAGATAACTCCCCCCTATCTTCAAATCCCTGATACTCTTCATAGTTAACAGTAAAGCTGCTGACGTTAACATGACCATTATCAAAAGGAATATTTTTTCTAGCGAAATACTCATCATTAAATCCTGACACACGATTAAAGTAATGCATGAAGTCGTGATAGAACTCGCTATTAGTGTCGTGCCACAACTTGTAGTTAGTATCTACAATAGCTTTATGGTAGTGAAACACTTCCATTTCTTCAGCATCTATTGCATCCGCTATGCAATCAAATGCACCCGCAGTCCACTGGTCTACGGTTAAGCTATTGCTTTGGTCTAATGTAGTCCACACCATACCGCCATGCTTTATTTCGCAGAGTAGTTCTGTCCATAAACCGGAATGATATGTTAGAGATAAATCATTACCAGCAGGACGGTTTACTTTATCCGTAAGGAAAGTTTTAACTTTATTATTTTCAAAACGTATAGCAGCGACATTGCATCCTGCTATCTGTGTAGTTCTGAAATCGCCTAAGTGTGGCAACTCACTTGAGTGACACATAGGAACCCATACCTTAGAGAATATGTTTTCTAGTTCCTGTTCATATAAACTGTGGTCAGAATAAATAAGAGAGTTAATATACTCTACGCTAGGTTGTTTAGTCCAGCTTTGATGATTACGTGGTGCCATAGTTTACTCTACAATCTCCAATATCTCACCATCTTTTACTTTTACTTTTAATTCTTTACAGGACCATTTCTGGTCAAAGTTATTAGTTGGACCTATGTTACGTTTTATTTTACGGCGTACAGATAGACATTCAGATAAAGATTGATATGGTGTATACTCTACCTTTTCCCCACCCATTACTAGCAACAATACAAAGGTAAGTTCAACCATCTCCGTTTCTCAACTTCTCTATATTCTCTTCTAGGTTTGTAATGCGCTTCTCATAAAACTCTAGCGTTAGCTTCTGCTGCTGGTCATATGGGGCTTTACCACTTTCTATGTCTGTTTGCAGTTTTTCTAGTTCACCTGCAAGATGCTCTATTAACATATACTGTTCTGAGTCTGCTGGCAAGCTACCCATATCTCCCCTAGGCCACTTGATACGAAATTCTGTATTCTGCGCTAAATCAGATTCCATCATGGTGATGTTAGTTTCTATCTGATTCAGTCTTTCTATAATACCAAAGTATGCCCATGTTGCAAGAGATGCTGCAGCAACCATACTTATAATGTTACGTAGGGGTAGTGCGACTTCTGTGTTTTCGTTTAGCTTGGTAGGCATTAGTTTTTATAGCCACCACCAGCAGACTTATACGCTTTAGCCATCATTTGTGCTTTTCTAGCACTCCACTGTCCGGGTTTACCGCCTTTACTACCTGCTTTGATACGATTAAATATACGTTTTCTTAAAGCTGGCTTAGTATAGTTACCCGCTTCGTTTACTCTGCTTTTAGCTTTTTTCTTCTGAGGTGGGGGCATGTTACATCCTATCTATTTGGGTCGTAGTATTCTTCAACGGATATTAATGCAGATATAGTACCTGCTGTTTCTGCTGAGAGGATAATCTTATCACTAGAATTTAAATGAATAAAATTACCATCTACTATGTTTACAAACGAATTTGCAGCTACAGATAAATCTTCAGCTATAAAATAATGCGTTGTTGCCTTTGAGTCGTAGTATTGTATCGTTATCTTTTTTGCTGCAGCATTATTATTAGTAAGACTTAGATGGCGCACTACAGCAGCATGTACGTTTGGAACTGTGTACAGTGCTGTAGAGCCAGTGCCTGTAGTTAAACCTTTTGTGGTAAACTTAGAGCCATCTATAATTCTAGGCATTAGTCATTCCAATCCAGAACTTGTCTATGCTTTTTCCAGAACCAGTCACCTACCTTGGTAAAAGGTCTACCCATATAAAGCAAAGCCCATCCCAAATATTTAATTGCACATTTTCTCATTTCTTTTTCTTAGCCATGCCACCGCGCATCATTTTCTTTTTAGATGCCATCTTAGCCATGCCGCCTCCGCGCATTTTCTTAGCCATTACAGAACCACCGCCCCGCATCTTTTTAGCCATTTTAGTTTTGCCCTTCATTTCGTAGTCTCCTTCTGTCTATAACTAATGAATGAAACACTTCCACAGGAAAGTGATTATAATAACCAGACTTCTCCAGACTCATTGCTGCATCATCTAGTGTCGATAGCCTTTGTACAAATACCATGCAGTAGACTAGGCTCTCATCTACTATACCATCTTCAACTAAAAAGTCCAGACCTGCTTCTTCTGCATCATAGTCTGGATGGAACACCATAAGGTGCATATCTTTACCTGCAATGGACATGGCTTCGTTTACACCATCACACCAACCATCTAGGTATTCTACATCTGGAAGTAACTCATTAGCCCATACAACTATGTCATAGTCGTGTTCATTAAAGTCTGCTACTTCTTTAGCTAGTCCATCTAACCCTGTGTTTATACTAAATACAACCTTATCATCAAGCCACGCTTGTTTAGCATAGGGGCAGGGCGGTAGGCCGTTCAGTTTTTCACTAGGTACTTCTAGGAAATCATGTGACCACTTACGTATGTCACGCTCTACGGGATGCATAAAACTAACTAAGAATTTTCTTAACTACATCAGGGCGTGTTTTACTTAATGCGCGTAGGCCGGGGTTCATCTTATCTGTGACACTACCACCTGCTGAATACATGTGTTCTTTTTTATTAGCCATACCCCCACGCATCATGTTAGCTTTCTTGCTTGGGTCTTTTTTCATTTCAGCCATGCCTACAGATATGGCTATGACAGGAACCTTTTTCTTTTTAGTCATTACTTTCGTTTCCTATTATCTACAGATGATAGCAGTAAGCCGCCTTTGTTCATGCGGAAGTCATGTGCGCCTGTGCGAGATTTCTTAACTACACCGCCACGTGCTTTATTTTGTGGCGCACGTTTTTTTAACGCTTCCATTATCTGTTCTACACCTGCATCTAATTCTTTTTCCTTCTTTGCTGCCTTAACATCTGCTTTTGCATCAGCAGGAATACGTGGTTCAACATCTTTCATAGGCTTCTTTTTAATTATATTATTAACAAACATATCTTTTAAAGACTGTTCACGTTTTGCAATACTTTCTGCGCTGCCGTCATTTTTTTTAAGCCATTTAATTTCAGCTTGTATACGGTCATATGCTTTCTGTGGACCTTTTGATTTTGCTTGCTTTAGTCTTTCGCCTGATTCAATTCTTTTTGGGTCTGCTGCAGGTGCAGTAGATGTGTTACCTGTTTCTGGATTCTTTTTTTGTTTAGGTTTTACTGCTGCTTTAACGCCCTTCTTTAGTATTTTTAAAAATGCCATTAGTATTTTCCTTTCCTAGATTTCTTTTTTAACATTTCCAACGTCTACGTGCTTGCCGTAAACGGCTGTTCGGGTCTTTAGCAGCTTTTGGAAACTTCTTCATCTGACCTGCAGACCTAGCACAAAATGATTTACGCCTATTAGCGTCTTTACTGCCTTTCTTAACATCACCAGTAACGGCAGTTTTTAATTTGCTACCGGGGTTTGCTTTTCTATATGCCTTTACACCTGCAGCAGTCATACCTGCTCCCGACTTTGTAGGACGAAAGTTCTTCTTATTACGAGGTGGCATTTTACTTGGCTTGCGTTTTTGTGGTGGGGACATTAAGTTGCTGTTCCTTTTGGTGCTACATTTAAATCAAACTCATATGCAGTACACCTAGCTCTCCAGTCTACTATTTCGCCAGACTGAATCATCTCATTATGATATGACATTACATACTCAGTAGTAGGACATGTCTCTAAAGTTTCGGTATAGGTTTTAACTACGCCATCTGGCATAACAATTACGGATATGTACAGGAAAAAAGAAAACATACGTCACTCATCTTTCTCTTTCCAGCCTTCGGCCCTCATTGCATCCTCTACATGCTTCAGAGTAAAAGAACGACCATAGTGAGCTTCCACGGCACTACGCACATAGAATACATCACTATGGGGTATATGAAGTCTGTCTAAAGAATTAGTACGGATAGCATTATAAAATGCTTCAAGAACATTATCTGTGTATAGTTTTACAGATTTCTTAGCCATTGTCAAGAACTTTCTTTTAAAAAACACGAATAATCTTTGCACAAAGGAGTACACTTATAGTGTAGTCACTTAAAGTGTATTAGCAAAGAAAATTTAGTAAGGACTAACTTATACTATAGTTAAGTGTTATAGTTAAAGAGCTTTTTAAGAATTATTATATAGACATTTAAGTGTAAACACTTTAAGTGTGTCTTAGTTATACATAATTATATCAGATTATGTCAAGCCTGTCAAGCATTATTTTTAATATAAATAGTATTGCCTATTATTTAGGCAGTTGCACAATACTTATGCATAAGATAATGTCAGTTGTTCTTGTGGTTAACACTTAATTTTCCTAATCTGTGTATTTCTACATACACATATACGTACACCCCCACTCTGCCCCCTGCCTACCCTCCTTACTGCGCCTGTATGTGCCGCATTATGCAGCCGCATAGCGCATGGTAAGAGCCAAACTTAGTCCAACATCGGACTTAAAGCATTGAAAATGCTATATGTTATCCCAAACAACCAGTTGTAAACAACTGTTATGGTATCAGTTGCCATACGAAGTATGCTTTTTGAACAACAGAACTACAGATTTGTATCGAAGATACAATGTTGATGCATCTATTTCTGTATAGCTTGCTATACAATGTTTCTGCTACACCATACCCCACCAACCAAGCGGTCATCCTCGCATCCGCACAGTTCAGTGCAGGTATTTCGGAATAACTTGTTATTCCTGCAATCACATGGAACGGCATGGGCAGAGGATGGCGTGTAAGGCTTCAACCAAAACCTTAACTATCTTCTTACGGTTTTACGGGATATAGCCCCTTGAACGTAGTGAAAGGGGTATATCCCTATAAAACCTAAAGATAGATAAGAGGAACCGAAATGCAAAATTCAACTTCAAAATCACTGACTGTTGTAAACAACACTTTGGAAGCTGAAGGCTTTGCCTTGGCTAAAGAGTTCAAGCAAATCACCAAAGGTGATAAGGCTCGTTTCACCAAAGCAACTAAGGCTGATGGCTTTGATACACGGCTTGGAAAGCTGATGCAAAAGCTGAAGGCTGAAGGTGGCGAACGGATTTCATCCGATAGGCTGAAGGATTGCGGCATCAATGTAATTGATAAGCGGCGCAGAGCAGAGGCTTTGTGGTTCGTTGAAAACGAAAAGGCTTGCCGTGAGTTTATTGCTAAAAGCAAAAAAGGTTTTACCAGTCTCACAGCTTTACAAGCTGCAATGAAGCCAAAGGCTCCGTCAAAGCCAAAGGCTGAGACACCTGTTGAGCCAAAGGCTAAAGCACAGCCTCAAGAACAGCCAAAGGCTGAAACACAGTCTGTAAAGACTGCTGAAGATTTGGCACTTGACACTCTACTGCAAGTAGAGTTACATGGTATCAGCCTTGCTGATTTCAAGATTGCTATGGCAAATGCCATTGGCTTAATTGAGCAGAACAACGAAGTTGTCCCATTTGATATGGTAGGTTAACACCTACTATATCATTCCCTAGTCCAACCTTGGACTTAACAATACGGAGTATTGAAATGAAATTTGAAATGTTAGATTTATTTTTGATTGCCATGTTAATGGTAGGCGTTTTCTTCGGATTAGCTATGCTATCCGTTCATGGTGTAGGTTACATGACATGGCTGTCATGGACGCTATTCGGTAGCAGCGCATGGTGCCTAGTCGTTGGCTGGGTAATTGTAGCATACAATTTGGAGAATCGTAATGGCTCGTAAATTCATCACACCGATGGGCAGGCATAAGCCTGTCCGTTCAAGCTGGCAGGCAATGGACACACAAGCCTATAGCCGTAGCTATGAGCCTGAGACACGGCCTGAGTTCCGTTGCTATGTGACTGGTCAAGCTGAAGCTGCACAGCAAGCGTATGAAGCGAAGCTGAAGCGTGAGGCACAAGTTCAAGCCTTGCTTGAGTTGAAGCAGAGGATGCTTGACAAGAATTTGCTTTAGTGTGTATAACGTAAATACACTTGAAACATAGTGAAAGTGTATTTACTTATATCCACTACTAACCTAGTCCAATGTTGGACTTAACCAAACGGAGTTTGAGATGAACACAGAAACTGATTACAAGAATGAGTTGGTGCAAATCCTGTGGGACTTGTTCAAGGATGTACATGGTGTACGTCCCCGTGGCATGGGCTATGAGAAGTATTC